CGAGCCTTATCGTCGGCAGCGTCAGATGTGTATAAGAGACAGAGCCAGCACTCCGAACCGTTCGCGCTATCGCCGGACAGAGTGAGGAAAGCGCTGCTTTTCTTGCTCTCGTCCGGCTCGTCGTAATCCGTGTTCGCCACGGCATGCACTCTGGATGTGACGCCGCCGCTGCCGGTACCGCCTTTCTTGCGCGGCTTCGATCTGAGAGACATGAACGCAGCGGGATCGTTCTTGCTCACGTGTCCGCTCCACAAGTCCAGTTCGCCCATCGCGCCGACCTGATTCGACTGGATGACAGAAGCAATGGCCGGATGCGAAAAGTAGGCGGTGGACCCGTTGTAAGCCGGGAATTCGATGCCATCACCGGTGAAAGTCTCAGATCCGCCGATGATGTAGGTCTGATAATCCGGACTGATACGCACCCTGTGCCCGCTCGTGCGGGTTTGGAACGTGCCAGTCAGCAGATTCGACTTGCCTTCGCCGTCAAGATAGACGGTGCGATTGTGGTTGCTGTCCCACATTTGCAATGCGGTGCCGTTGAGCTTCATGCCGGTGTTCTCGGCCTCGGAGCTCTGGAATATCGCGCCGGTGAAGACATAGCCTTTGAACTGGCCCGCCGCCACCTTGTCAGACGTGATAGTGCCAGCCGCGATCTTGACAGCCGTCACGCTGTTTGCCGCCAGCTTGTCGGCGGTGATCGCACCGGACACTATCTTCTCGGCGTTGACCGCATTGGCGGCAATCTTGTCCGCGTTAACGCTGTTGGCGGCAATCTTGTCCGTCGTGATGGCGCCAGCCACGATGTCGGACGCATTGATCTTGTGCGCGTTGAGCAACGCGACCGTCATATCCTCCGTGACCTTGAGCTTCGCTGTCGTGACCGAGTTGGCGGCGAGCTTGTCGGTGGTGATGGCGAGCGAGACGATGTTGCGCGCCTGCACGCTGTCAGCGGCGAGTTTCGCGGCGGTCACCGCGTCGGCGACCAGCTTTTCGGTCGTGACCGAATTGGCGGCGAGCTTGTCGGTGGTGATGGCATTGGCCTTGACCTTCTCGGCGGTCACTGAGTCGGCGGCGAGATGCTTCGCGGCCACCGTGCCAGCAGCGAGGATGTTGTTCGCCACGAGGTCAAACGGCTCGAATCTCGTACCGTCCCACGTCAGGACTTCCACCACACGGTCGGACAATGGCACCAAGACGCTCGGACTGTTGTTCGGCGCGCCCGTCCAGTACGTATAAAAATCGGCCAGCATGGACGGCGAATTATTCTTCTCACCCTTCCAGCGGGTCCAATATTTTTGGGTGCGCCACCACATGTCCCCCGGCTTCAAGCCATCATGCGCGGGTTCGTCCGGGCCACGGTAGATCAGATTCTTTCCGTCCGCTGTGGTCTGCGCCTTTTTAGCTGCGGCCTGCGCCTGATTCGCCTGCGCGGCGGCGTTGGCGGCTGTGGTCTGAGCCTTGTCAGCCGTTGATTGCGCCGTCTGCGCGGCAGCATGTGCCTTGACAGCCGCATTGGCCGCATCAGTGGCGGCCTTGTCGGTCACAGCCACCCAAGCACTGCCATTCCAGCGCTTCGGCGTGTTCGCACCGTTCGTGGTGTCAATCCAGAGAGTAGAGGCCTTGCGCATCGACGTGGCCGGTGCCGTGCTCTGGATGAGCACGTCGGCCTTGCCGTTCGCCACGCCAGCGGCGGCAGCGGCAGCCGTATTCGCCTTCTGCGCGGCATTGGCCGCATCGGTGGCGGATTGGGCCGCACTGTCAGCCGTGGCCTTGGCTTGTGTGGCGACGCTCGACGCATTCGCGGCGGTGGCCTTGGCGTTGGCCGCATCGGTCTTCGCGGTGGAAGCGTCCGATTTGGCGGAAGCCGCGTCGGACTTGGCCGCATTGGCCGAAGCATTGGCCGTGTTCGCCAAAGTCTCCGCATTGCCGGCGGTCTTCTTGGCGCTTTCGGCGGCGGTCTGGGCGGCATTGGCCGCATCCTTGGCCTGACCTGCGGTCGCGGTGGCACTCTTAGCGGCAGTCTGTGCGGCATCCGCCGTTGACTGGGCCGTGCCTGCGGCGCTCTTCGCACTGTCTGCCGTGCCCTGCGCGGTCTTCGCTGCGGCAGCGGCATTCTCGGCAGTCTTCTTAGCGTCAGTGGTCTTCGCCGCATTGTCCGCAATATCCGACTTCGCCTTGGAAATTTCGTCCGCGTTCTTCTCGACATCGGCATAGCCAAGATGGTTCCACGCGGAGCCATCCCAGACAAGCGTATCGATCACGCGGTCGGAGAGCGGCACGAGCACGGAAGGCGAATTATTCGGAGTCCCGAGCCAGTACGTGTAAAAGTCCGCGAGCAGTGAGGGGCTTGCGTTCTTCTCCCCCTGCCACCTCGTCCAATACGCCTGCGTCTTGAGCCACAGGTCGCCGACGATGAGATTGTCCTTCGGCTCGTCGGGACCACGGAAAGTATGGTTCTTCGAATGGGCTTCGGCATACGCCTGCGCCGCCGACTCCTTCGCCTTCGAAATCTCACCGTTCGCCGTGGTCAGGTCGCTCTTGGTCTGCGCGATGTCCTTCCGCGCCTGCGATAGGTCGGTCTTGGCTTGAGCGAGCGTCTGATTCGCCGCATCAAGATTAGACTTGTTGGCTTGGATGTCCTTCTGGGCCTGCGTCAGCTTCGCCGTATTATCCTTCAACGCCGTCTGATTGTCAGCCAAATCCTTTTGAATCTGCTTGACCTCATCAGGCGAGACGGCGGAAGCCACGGTCACAGTGGCAATCGCAGACCAGTCAGACTTATTGCCCGCATGATCGACAGCACGAAACGCATAAGTATGAGACGTGCCAGCCGTCAAACCAGTAATCACATAATCGCCGATACCGGTCGAGACGGCCGCGATCTCCTTGAAACCGCCATCAGCCAAACGTTCGCCGAGAATATTCCTATCCCAATCAATAGGCATAGAACCACCATCAGCGGTTTTCCCATCCCAAGCAACCGAAACCACGCCCAACTCGGAAGAAAGAATCGGCTTGGATGGGACCGGAGGCGGCGTCGTATCCTTGGCGACGGTCAACGCGAATACACTGGACCATTCGCCCATCTGATCTGAATACGATGGGACAGCACGCACTCTGATAAGAATCTGAACACCGCAATCCAGATTCGACCAAGATAACGTATGCTCAGTGGTCGTGCCAGCGGAATGCCACTCATACCCAGTCTTGTTCACACGATATTCGACCGCATACGACGTGATGTCCATGGCGGTGCCATCAGTCGCCAACGTCACATCATCCCAACGGGCCGTAACCATGCCACGCGCATACCCGTTCACATTGATATAAGCGTCGGAATTGGCCGACAGATTCTGCGGAGCCTTCGGCACGCGATGGTCCTTTTCAGGAGCCGGAATCGCACCAGACGCGCCACCAAGATGAGCGCCCCCGGTAATACCGTTCATACGCTTCGTCAAACGAACCGAGGAATCATAATTCTTGTCGTTCAGAATCAGCGAAGCCTTGAACCCAGTCGAGTCGAGTTGCAAAGTGACCTGTTGGACACGGACCTTCTCACGGTTCGCCACTGTAGGCGCGGTAATCCAATCGCCTATCGTGTAATCGATGAGCGGCAGACAAGACGCTTCGACCACGTTCACGGATCGCGTGTACTGTCCGCGAACCCTAGCCGCGTTAGCCAACGTCGGTTTGATGAGATGTTCGGCGGTCTCCTTCTTGTTCACACCCTGTTGGCTTGAATACAATTCCCAACCGCCCCAAGGCTTCGGGGCGTTCGGATTATCCTGGCGGAAATTAATATTGTCGCCACGTACAAGGATCGAGGAAGCCAGACCATCAATACTCTCATCGTCAGGAGCTTCGGACACATCCTGCGCAAGCGTCACCACACACGATTTAGACAAGTCACGGCAGACGGCGACGCTATCGGCGTTCCACAACAACAGTTGACGGGCATCGGTACGCCAATCGCATAAGCCGTTGTTCACCAGCGAATCCAACACGTCCTGTATGGAAATGCCAAGATCGTAATATATGCTCGGCAGCATGTAGCCCCACTGTTTGCCAGCGGAATCGGCACCGGAAGTGAACCGGCTGCAATCGACTTTCACGCCGCCACGATTCCAATTCTCATCCATGAACGTGCGCATGATCGTGCCAGCGTTCGCGTTCGCGAATTTACGGGTGCCTTTCTCGTCGCCTTTGGTCTCCAATCTGGACGTGTCCAGATTCAGAGCCTTCTTCAACAGCCACCCGTAGGAGACGCCGGTCAACGACACCGTGTCGGACACGTCCAAAGCGTTCCTTGAACGTGAAGCGATAACAAACCGGCCATTATACGGTTCAATCCAGCGTCCACCATCAGACACTTCCACGGCGATTTCCAAGCCGGTTTCAAGACGCCGGTCAAGAATCTCACCACGCAAAGCTTTACGCGAATAGCTGACGGTCAAAGCACCTACAGCATCATGAGTGAACGACACAGTATAGGAAGTCGGCTCAGGCAGCAATCCAAGCTTGCTTCCATTGGCCTGATATGCGACAAGACGAGATTTTAGAGTCTTACCCATAAGCATCCCTCAACTTAAAAAGAAAGAAGCCAGTGGAAATCACCACCAGCTTCTCTTAAACCTGCACGCCACATTCCCGGAACCAGTGGCCTTAACTGCAATCCTGTAGTCACCAGAAACATCAGGATTGACTTGCAACCTACCGGAAGGCAGATAATCCAATCCGACTGTCTCGTTCTGAGAACCGCCAGACCATGCGGAATCACTATCGGAACTCCAAGCTGTCAACGATCCCGCATCCAAATACAAGTAAGGCCGAGCATCCACGCGCGTGCCAGACCATGTGATACCGGTACCGGATACCGTATCCTTCACCGTTATGCCCGTCACACCTTTCGGGAAACGAAACACCATGTCTGTTATGGGAGCGTCACCGCAACTATACGGAAGTTGAGTGGAAAGCACACTCGGACTAGCGTTCGGAACGCCCTGCCAGAACGTGTAGTATCCGGCGGACGGCATCACCGAACCGCCGGACATGACCTTCCCGCCGTTCAAAGGCAGTGAGACGGTCTCATGCGTGACGGAACGCCACCACACGTCAGGCATGGCGAACACGGCAGTGAACGGAACAAACCTGTTCGGATGACTCTTTGAATCATCAGGACTCAAAGAGGTCAACTCGACACGGGTACGCTGCTCGACACCATCGATAATCCGACTCATGACAAGATTCGGCATCGTGCATAACCGCATCAGCCTGGATGATTCACCAAGCACGTCAGGCTCCCACGCGCATACCTGCAACGACAATTGACGTTCCGAAAACCTAGGCGTCATGTCGGAAGGGATGGAACCATGCCGTTGCGGAACCGTCGAAACGGTACGGTCAACACTGATGGCGCTCAACAATGTCGAACCAACAGTAACGATGCAGTTCTCCGAATCAAGAGGAACATTATTCAACCTGTAGAAACACGTGGAAAAAGCCACGATACTCCCCTCTCACATGCCGATCATCGCAGCCTTGTCCAACTTCTGATTCGTCTGAACCGAGATTGGTGTGATGGTCGGATATTGGAAGTTCTGCGTGATGTTGTATGTAGGGCCGCTTTCAAACTTGACATCGTCGGAAGAACCTGCCGAATAGTCAGAAACCATGGAAGGCATCGAAACACGAGTCATACGACGCGCGTTCTTCAAATACTGGCTTGGGATGTCGCCACTCGCATTGATGGCGCTCATCACTCCCTTGCCGTACAGGGCTTCCATGCTATGCACTGCGGCGGCACGTACAACATATTCACCGGTGGACACGTCGGTGGAATCGTTCAAAGCGATGGAATCGCTCGTGTTCGTTCCGCGTCCGACGATCCTGCCGGTGCGGGTCACATTATCGCCCTCGACCTCACCGCCTGTGGCACGTCCTCTCTTGGTTCCGAAAATAGCGTTGAACGTCCTGCTCGCCCAACTTTTGCCCTCGGCCCACAAAGTGCCGAGCATTCCCCAGAAACTACCGGAAATATTTCCACCGAACTGTGCGTTATACGTGCTTCCATTCCACTGGTTCGCGGTGCGCTCAGCACTGCGTTTCGCCGGCTGGGTGTTGTCCCTCGCGCCGAGTGACGCGGTGGGTCTCAACGAACCGTAGGCGTTGGCGTCGCCTTTCAAATAGTCAATGGTCATCGAAGCAAGATCGGAAGCCTTCAGATTGGTCGTATAGCCATTGCCATCAGTGCCTTTCTTGAACAGGTCGGCATGTTTCCTGACCTCATCGGTAGCGACAACGGCCTGATTGCCGTTGGCATCCAACACGATGGTGTATTTGCCTGAACCGTCTGTGCTCGCATTGTTCATGAGATTGTTCACGGTTGATTGAACCTCATCCGCGCTGGACAATGCTCCGCTGTTGATGCCGTCAAGGACCGTGGTGAAGATGGCCGTATTGCCCTCGCCGGGGAACAATGCCCGCAAATCAGACAAGTAGGATGTCAGATTCTGCTTCGACTGTTCCGTTTCGGTCTTGAACAATGTCTTGACCTCTTCAGGAGTCAACCCATACAGTTGTTGCAGTTTCTGAATCTCCGACTCCGGTACGCCCATCGCCTTCGCCGTCTCGTAGAACTGTGTTGACAATTCCTGCTGTTTCGCATTCACCTCATCGGTTGACGCGCCGGAAGCGACCAACTGTTCAAGCCAATCATGGCCTGTCGTAGCGAGATTCTGCAAGCTGGTCTGAGCCAACTGTCCAGCCTCGGTCATGTTATTGAACGAGTCTGCGGCACTGTCCCAAACGTTCTGTACGCCCAATTCCTTGATGCGCTGGATGGAATCACCCAAACCGTTGTAAATCTGACCATATTCCGTTGCGACACTCAAAGCGTTCTGCTGCGCGGTACGCTGATTATTGACAATGTCGTTGTACTTCTGTGCGGCACTGTTCAACATCTGCTGACGTTGAGATTGAGTCGCAATGGCAATGGAAACCGAATCGGAATCCTCACCCATCTCGATCAAACTCTTCGCATAGCCGGCAGCATGACCATTCGCGACGGAAGTCGCTTCCGCATTATCGATGTACTGCTGACGTGCCTTTTCCATTACTGCTATAAGCTTCTTGGCTGCACCAGCTTCATTACCGTAATTCTGCGTCGCGGTAGCCGAATAAGTGCTGTGAGCATCATATGTGGCCTTCAACTGATTCATCATCGAGTTGTAAGCCTTCGTACTGCCGCTCGCAGCCTTGCTCAGGTCAGTGGTCGAAACACCAAGCTTGTCGGCGGCTTCGGCAGTATTCTTGAATCCAGTTGTCCAATCATCCAACCAGCTCCAACCAGTCTCAGCATAATTACCGTCCTTGAACGCATCCTGAATCGCGGAAGCGACATTGGATAACGCGCCGGAAGCTTCGGCGGCCGAATCAGGAATCTTACCCAACGCTGTCGCAATATTCTCGGAAGCACGCTCAGTCGCCTGGGCTTTCGCATTGTAATCGGAATACGCTGCGATTGCTGCCGTAATGGCAGCCACACCCCAAGTCACCGGATTGGAAAGCGTAGACGCAAGCATCCCACCCAAACCAGACGCCACGGCCTTCACCTTGCCCATCGCGCCCTCAGCAGAGCCGACATTCGACACGAACTTAGAAACAGCGGGATTAGACGCCACCCACCCCTGAGCGACATTCTTCAACGTCACACCAGTACCGGCGGAAGTCACGCCCAACTCCATCAAAGCCTTCTGCCATTGCAGCGACTTCATCGTGTTCTCAACCACGGCAAGCTTCACCGTGTCCAAAGCGGTCTTGCCAGCCTTGCCGAACGTGGCGAACACGCCCAACGCGGCCTGAATCGGTTCCGGCAACGCGCTGAAAGCCTTAGCCACAGCCTCGGCGGCGGTAGCGATAGCCTGAATCAGCGGAGCAGAAGCACGAAGAGAAGCAGCCAATGTGCCGCCGAACGTCTTAGACAGTTGCCCGACAGTCGAAAGCAGCTGGCTGAACATCGGACTCACATCGCCAACAGCGTTGAACACCTTCTGGAAACCATCGGAAACACCAGACGAGAAATCGGAAATACCACCGCTACTGTTCTTCAACAGGCGGCTCACATTCTTCGTGAACGAAGCAATCGTCCTACCGGCATCACCGAAAACATTTCCCACGGTATGCCGCAGAGAATAGCCAGCGTCACCAATCTCGGAGAATGAATCACGCATCGCGGACTGCGCCACTTTAGCGCCAACGGCCCACGACTTCAACGTGTCTTGGAACTTTGCCGAATTGACAGCCTTATCCGCCTTCTGCAACTCCTTGGAGAAGCTTTGGATGCCATTCTGGTCCTCAGCCAAAGCGGAATACAAGCCGGAAGCAATACCCATGAGCGCTTTCACGGAATTCTTCAAATATCCAGCCTGTTCAATGACACGCTGCATCGACTTCTCAATCTCACCGGACGCGCGTGCGTTATCGACCCAACGTGCGAACTGATCCGCAAGCTCACTCACATACCGTGTGGCACGAGGGAGATACTGGCTAGTTGAATCGCCAAGATTCAGGAAAGCCTTGACAAGGCTCTCAACACCCGGTTCCAAATAAGTCAACGACTTATTCACATCGTTGAAAATGCTGGATACGACGCTTGTCTTATCGGCTTCCTTGACCATCTTGGTCATGCCGACGACGATTCGTCCCTCATGGTCGGCAAGAGTTGACATTTGGGGAATCAACGTGTCGGCAATGGAATCAGCCAATCCACGGATGGCCGGACGGGCCTGACCGTAGAACGCGTTAACCACGCTGTCGGACAGCTTGCCCAGCTTCGTGGATGCAATGTCGATCTGCTCGCTCCAAGTGGCGCCCTTTTCGCCCCAAATCATCTTCACGGACGCATAGGCGGCGCCCAATCCGACGAGAGCGGCAGGAGCGGCCAATGCGGCCTTCGACATGGAAACAATCGAAGCGCCGACGCCGAGCACGCTACGGGACATGTTGATAGCGCCAGCGGAAACACCGGCGAACACGGTACCCAATGCGGAAAAGAACGGAACCTTCTCATCCAGCGAGTCCATGAAATTCACGAATTTCTGGAATTGATTGTTTACAGCACGCAAGCCTGTCGCGCCATACGTCATGCCATCCAGCATTTTGCCGAAATCAGTGGCATGGAGTTTCGCGTAAATCTCGACGGAACGAGGACGGGTGAGCATGGCAAGATGAGTACGGGCACCAGCCGTTTTAAGGTCGATGTCCATTTCAAGCTTCTTATAATCTTCTTGAAGCTTCTTGGCCTTCTCACGCGCACGGGTCACATCCAAATCAAGATTGACCTCATAGTGGTAGTTCTTGTCCTTGCCGGCATGGAACGCAGCAAGATTCAGCTTGTCGATGGCTGACCGGTAGTCGGTCTCGATGTCGTTCGGAAGACTGCGGAATTTCCGCTTCAACGCTTCAAGTTCGCGTTCCATGCTTTTCGCGCCGTCGAGATAGACCTTCGCATGGGCGTCCATCCCATCGACCTGCTTCAGACGCTTGGACACGTTCTCGAGAACGTTGACGACCTCGGAAACATCGTTGACGTCAACACGGATGTTCGCCTTGCTGTCATGCTTCAACTGCTGCATCGCATTGTCGAGCTGTTCGACGAGACGGTTGGCGCGAGCCATCGAGACATTGTTGGAACTGCCCAGAGGCTTGACCTTCTCGATCGCATCCTGCATACTGCGGATGTGCTTCTTGACGTTATCCAAAACGTCGATCTGCTTGTTCGCGTATGCCGTGGTCAATCGCGTGTTGCGTTTCACCGCATCCTGATACGATTTGCTTTTCAGCGTGACCTTGCGCCAAGCATCGCCACCATTGGCGATACGCTTGTTCATCGCGGAAACGGCCTTGTCGGAAGACTGAACTTGCTTGCGCATCGTTCGCAGATCACGCAAAGCGTCGGTCAGCTCGACTTTCGGGGATACTTTACGTTTATCAATGTCCCGAAGAACACGTTTCAGATCGGAGTCATCGCCACGAATCTCAACATTCTGGACGATGCCATCATCCTCGATACGCCTTTTCGCCGCACGCCAACGAGACATGTCAACGTCAGGCGTCACACGAACATCGAAATCGTCATCGGCGTACCTGGCGAGCTTACGGCGGAGTTCTTCGCCAAAACCCTTGGTGTTCGGATAAATATCAATTCCAACGGAACCGGCGAGATACTCCACCATAAGAACCCCTGTTTTTCAATCACATGCCCAGAAACGCCTTCATCGACTCGAAGTTGGCGGAAACACGCCTATCAACGCCATCGGCGGCGTGAGGGGGCATAATCGGTTTGAACTCAGGGTGCTTGCCGTCCTTGAACTGCAATGTGCCGGAAACCAGCAAGCCGACCTGATTGTAAATACCCAACAGCAGACTCGTATCCTGAGTGAACCCGTGAAAACTCAAACCGGAATCACTCTCGGACTCGGCGCGGGCACGCTCATCAGGATGGTTCAGCAACCATTCCCGATACAACGACTCGTCATAGCCGGCAAGCCCGCCGATAAGGGTCAAAAGAAAACCGCCGTCATACTCATGCATGGCGGCGGGAAGATTCAGATTGTAGAACCTACGGAAATCACACGTAAGCTCTACTTTGCATTTCCGGTAGGCGTCCTTGACGCTTCGGATTTTCCCAAGGACGCGCCATAAAATGCGTTAAGCAGCGTGAACACCTGCACCAGGACAGTCGGAGTCCTGCCAGTGACCCACTTGTGGTAGGCGTCAACGTCCTTGGCGATCTTCTCGAAGAAACTATCGCTGGCAGCCACCATCCTGGCTATAGCCAGACTTGAATCGACATCATCGGAAGTCTTCTTGTGGAACACGCCGTAACTGTCGGACGCCACGGCATCGACGACCATGAAATCGCATGTCTGCGCCACGGAGAACTCATGAGCCGGAACGAACTCAGGGCATCCGGCCAGTTCCTCGTGCTGTTCGACGAACTCAGCCAGCGTGTCAGGAATCTCCGGAACGGTCTTAACGGTGTTCTTATCAGTTTTGGAAGCCATAATCTGTAATCCCCATCAAAAAACCCATCTGCCAATCGTTGGAAAGAATTGCCCCCGCACGGATGGGTACATGCGGGGGCAATAGGAAATCTCAGTCCTTCGAGGTCAAACCCGATACGGTCTGGGAGGAATCACCCGGATTCTTACCACTGGAATCCGGGCTGGTTATTTTGACACGAACGTCTCCGGGGCGAAAATCTGGTACGCGCCAACCTCACCATTGGCACCGGCCTTCAGCACGCTAGTGGATTTCACGACAGCGTTGAAGCTGAACTCCGCGAAATCCTCATCGGCGAGACTGACGTTATCGAACGTGAAATCGGTCTCCGGCAGATACAATCCGAAGCTCAGCTTGTCGGAATCATCGTAGGCGAGAACGAACAACGCCAGATGCTGCACCACGGGCTGCAACGGCACGACGATGCCGCCCTGTTCGCCGGCCCAGCCGCCAGTGACCTTCGTGATGGTGGCCGAATCACCCTGCACGGACGCGCCGGACACGGTGATGGTGGGAGCCTCGGTAGAACTCTTCGCACCGGCGACAAGCCACGTGTCCTTCGTGGTGGTGTCCCCGCCATCCTTGCTGAAGCTGATCTTGTTGTTGTTGGAGGTATGGCCGATATTCTCCCAATTCACGGCGGAACCGCTGCCAGCGGCGGCAACAGTGCCACTATTCAACAAGAACGAGGAAACTTTGGTTGGAAGAGCGGTCTTCGCGGGAGCCGTGAACAACGTACCGCGAGACGCCTGAATCAGACCATCGGCATTAATAGCCATAATGGTGCCTTTCTACTTGAAATTGATAAAAGAAAAGGCCTGACCGATACCGGTCAAGCCTTGAACGAATCGCGGGCAGTCACAACAGCCGACAGCCCATACTCCTTGACGTTCTTGCCTTGATTCTCTTTTGAATCAGACTGCCTCTTCTGCGCCGTCACAGACACGGTGCCAACCGTTCCAGCTGTCGTGGACTCCTCGAACGGCCAACCCTGCACCGTCTTATACAAGTGACGTGCAAAACCGTGAGGATCGTTACAGTCAGCGGCCAAAACCGTGAACGTCACGCCGAAACGCCACAATCCACGGTCAAACTGTTCGGGAGCGGAAACATAATAGAGAAGAACCTGTCCACGTTCACCGTAAGCGTTCAAAGGCAAGTCAAGCTCGCTGCAAACCTTCACATCAGGCCACTCCTCGCACGGATACGCCCGATTCAACAGTTCATAAACCAACTGTTCCGCATCGATTGACTCACGAACATCAATGGCAAGACGCTGAAAAATGTTATCCGTCACAATCTCACCCGACTCAACGAATCAAACATGATATGTTTTCCCGGAATACGCGCTCTCGGATCACGAGGCCCATACTTGTGCTCAAGCCACCGGTTGAAATAGCCGAACTCCAAATGCGGAGCGACCTGCGTGCCATCACGGCCCATGACGGACATGACAATCTGATGATGCCAGCCGACTTTGCGAACGGAAACCTCGATCCTATCCGCAACGCTTGAATGCGTAGCGGCCTCATTCGCCTTCGCGCGGACGGCAGACACGCTATGCACGGCGGCGCGGCGTGTAAGTTCCGGCCCATACATCTTCGCAATATCGGTAGCGACGCTACGTCGAACCGTGACCCTTCCCAACGCCACCCACCTCCTTCACCCATTCAGGCTCGGAAATGCCGCCATCAAGATAATCGCCAATAACAACACGACGTGCACGAACCTCCCAATGCCGGGAGAAACGAGAACCACTCCCACGCCACGTAGGAGCGCCGTCAGCATCGTAATAATCGCCCTTATACCAGATCCGGGAATAAATGTCGCCGGGCCATTCCCTAGCAAGAATCTGCAAAGGAGTGACCTCTTCCAAACCGCCGGGGTTATCCGAAGATGGCGTCTTATCCTCAGCGCCGGAAATAGAGAACATGCCAGCCTGTTGCGCACGACCCTCAACACAGCAGATGACCTTCACGGGATCGCCAGTCTGCACATACTGGCCGCCGTGCGCGTCCTGAACATGCTTGCGAGGAATCACAACGACATAATCCGTGTCGAACAGTTGTTTCTGACCACCGTAATGGGTTTGGTCATCCTCGTAGAGGTAATGGTGTTCATTCGTATCATCGTCAAACAGAAACGCCATCATCAACCTCCATAACCGGGGTCGAAACCAAGACTGATGTGTGACATCGTGCCAGCGGATTCAGTGAAACCATTCAGAATCGACTTCTCAGCTTTCGACAAGAACAGCCGGGGACTTGGATCATAGCCAGGCTGATTCTGCTGCGGATCATGCTCCGTGTACGAGTAAGAACCGTTCGCTTCGGTTTTGAACCGGTTGAAACGTACTACGCGCAACACCATTTCGCATACGACCGACGCGAAATCACTTTCAGAGAGACGCCCCTTCTTCAAGCGCGTCCGAACAATCGGGCATTCGCTCAAACAGATGAGAGCGGCCTTGCGGCATTGAGCGGAAATCCAATCAGTGTCGAAATGCTCTTCAAATGAATCCGCGTCGGCGGAACCGTAGACGCGCATATACTTCAACCAGTCGATGTTGTCGATGATTGCCGTGCTCATACGCGCCTCCTAGATCATGCGGTCAGAACAGTTGCCTTCAAAGTGCTGTTGGACTGCACGAGAATCGGCAGTGCGGTGCCGTTCACGTAAGCCTCATAGCTCGGAGTGGCGGATGGAGTGTTCAACACGACTCCGATAGGGCCGGCGTTCTTCTCACGGCTGATGCCGTATGCGGGAGTTTGAGCCTCAGCGGTCGGCCCCAACGCGGTATAGCCCATGTTCACATCACCGAAAGCCGGAATCAGCAGGATGGTGTTCTCAGGGAAGAAACTCTTCACACCGCCCGGAAGAGTGATCTTGGACTGGCGGGCGAAATCACGGTAGCGTTCATCGACCACATAAATGTCCTGAATGCCGGTGTACAGGCTCAGAACGTTCTTCACGTCATTCTCGGAAACGAGACCCGGAAGAGTGGAACCCTGCCCTCGGAACAGGTAATTGATGATGGCCGCATTGGACGTCAAAGCGTTCACAACCTTGCGAGTCGTGACCATAATGGTTGGACGGTCGCCCTTCTTATCGTCAATAAGATCGGACCAAGTACGCAGATCCTTGACTGGATCACCAGACTTGTCCCAAGTCTTAGTTGCGGTAAGAGAAGTGGTCAAAGCACTGTCACGCGCGTAATCCCAGTTGGCTTCCTCGTTGGATTCCTTGATTCCAAGCTTCGCGTCAACTGCGACGGCGACACGCGCCTTCTCCAAACGGTAGGCCAATTCCTTGCCTAACTGGACAAAATAATCGCTCAGAGTGGTCTTCAAATCACCATTGGTCATGGAAATGTTGCCATTTGCGATGTCTTTTTCGGACACGCGCATACGCTTACGCAACGGCAGCATGGAGGTGTAGGACAGCTTCTCGCCGCCATCGGTGCGACCGTATGGCGCTTCAGCATCCCAAGTGGAGTATTTGATCTCGTCAACCTCGGGATCATCCTCATTCGGTGTCCACTCGACGGACAAGCCGGTGAACTGGTCCGGCAGGATGGAAGCGAACGGCAAAGCTGCCGTAGTTGTCTGATAGGCTCCCAGCACGATGGCGGAAGCCTCGTCGGGAGTAATGATGTCCTTATTAAGCAGACTCATTATAAAACCTTCCTAATATGCGAAAACCCGCCATGATGGGCGGGTTTCAAACGGGTAGAAACTAAACTCAGTCAGTATGGCTGGTGTCACTTGGATGCGGCGGCAGTTGCCGGATTCAACACGGTCACATGCGGAGCTGCGGCGCCCTTGTCATAATCAAGGAACAATCCCTCCAACTTCGCCTTGCTGAAATCAACGGTGTACGGCAGATTCTTCTTATCGATAACACCCATGTAGCGGACGCCGACAGTCGGATACTGATCCTCGAAACCGGTACGAGTGAACTGCACATGCACCTGAGACTCCAAGAAGCCGATAATCGTGCCATTACGGCCATCGACGGCATTCGGATCGTACGGGCCATAGTTATTGGTTCCAGTAATCTGAGCCAGCGGAATACCGGATTTAGTCCAAGCCTCGTAATCATCGTCGGTAATGGACGCGAAGTAATCGTTCTCATGCGACTTATCCTTGGTGAACGTAGCCAAGTCAAGCTGCGCTTCACGCACACCATCGGTGATACGATTGATAAGCCAAGACTGGTCATCCTTCGGAGCGGTCTTGGCGACAGTATGAACCATCTGATTGGCCATATTTATCTCCTTATAAAACTATTTCTTGATTTCGGAATGCTTCACGCCGTAGTTGTAAGCGTCGGAAACGCTTGACTGCGGCTTGCACACATGCATGTTTCTGCTCTGCAACTCCTTCACCAACTCCGGCGATGGCTCACATGGAGCATTCCCGTCATTCTTTTTCTGCCCCGCTTCAACCGTTTCAGTTTTGCTTGGCATGAACTTCACAAAAGCGTCAGCCCATTCGGAAATCTTTTCCGGCTCAGTCTCCCCACACAAAGTGTCGAAAGCCTCGTCGGTAATCTCTGGATGCAGCTTCTGCGCCTGCAAACGGGCTATCTGCACATTCGCCTTGGCGAGAGCGCTCTCAGTGTCGGCAAGCTTCGCTTCGGCGGCATTGGCACGATCACGATTCTCATACATCTTCTGCTCGTTCTCACGGGCCTGATGCTTCCACATGCCCAACTTCTCGGAAAGGTCATCCGCACCATTCTTTTGAGCCACCGTATTAGCGGTTACAGGAGAAGTGGCAGTGTCCTTCGGCTGCGCGGTCACGCCCGTTTCAGGCGCATTCGTAGATGCCGCCGTTTCAGCGGTATTGGTATTTTCATCAGCCATTAGGCTTGAATCCTTTCAATAGTGTTATGCGGCTTCGCCAAGCATCGACCGCATCTGGTTGAGCATGGTCTTCTGCCATGCCATAGCCTGTTTCAAATTCTTGGAAGGCTTGAACGTGAACGTCCTACCCTCATAGCGGAAAGTCACCGGCTTACCGGCCTTCTGCACTTCCTTGTAACGCCGATTGAACTCGATTGCCCGATTCTCCATACGACGGCACTGAGCCAACGTGGATTTACGGTCAGGCGTATGCCAAGCGTCAGAAGCCTTCGACGGAACTGGACTGGGCGTATCCTTCGCATCCTCGGCAAGAAGCACAGGGCCCAACTCGCCATGAGTAATGGTCTTGACCTTCACCTGCTTCAACGCGGACGCGGTAGTACCACCAGCCTCGGCGTACAAGCGTTTCAAATCCTTCTGATTCAACTGGAAACCCGGATCGTAATCACTGCCAGCCGGTGCCACACCACAATGACAGTTAGCGTGCAACGGCAACAAGTCAGCCGTCGAATACCATCGGTCAGCCGCCACCACGCACAAGCCACAAGAACCCGTCTTGGACAGTTCGGGATGTAACACCCTGCGATACTCCAACACCTTGCTATCCTTGTACCGTTCAAGCGTGGCGCTCGTCTGCGCCCTCGAAACATCCTCGTCAACAGTGGTCTGCAAACGGTTGAACGCCTGTTCAATCCACTTATCAACCTCGCTGAATATCTCATCGGTCTTGCTAGGCCACGTTTCAGGACGAATCGTGGGGTTTTTCACCGCAAGACTCCGATACGTGTCAGCCGGACGTTGCGCCACAAGCCACGGATCGGTATTGTCACGAGGAAACACCAAACTAGGCACATCCCCCTTCGGAGTGACGCCCACAAGCTTCAACGTCTCATTCGCATAGGAGACGCCCAAACGGCGCACCTGCTGAATCAACGCCATCTCCAACAACGCCATACGGGATGCGACGGCAAACGTCATACCATCATTCCACCAGTCAGCGGGCGTCAGCATGTCCCACATTCTGTGGGCTTGACTCACATACTGGTTCACCAGCGTTGCACGAGCCTGTTCAAGCGTGTTAGACAACGATTCAAGCGACTTACCGGCCATCAGGACTCGGACTCGCCTTCATCGACAAGCTCACCCTCGACGTTCGGCAAACCATCCACAGCGGACTGGGTTTCATCATCCCAACCCGTAGCCGGTTCCACAGCAGCAACAGGCTTCGCATTACTCTTATTAGCCTGGCCGGAAATGTTGAACTGGTCTGCAAGACGGTTCATATCATCCTCCGACACATCCTGAGCGGTGAAGCCCATCTTGTGCGTGAGAATCGTCCTACGCGCCAACAATCCACTCTGATACAACAACTGGCAAGCCTGAGCCTGTTCCAGCGAACTGGTCGTGTCCATCGGCTTCCACACCATCTCAAACTCGGACGCCGAAGCATTCGCGGTTTTAGACGCGGCCAAAGCCATACGCACCATACGCACGATAGGCTCAGAATCCAACTCGTTCATCGTCTGCACTTTGAACTTCAACGTCTCACGCTTCAACTCAGCACCATTGGCGGAACCCTGCACGTCAGGCGAAAGAATATCCAACGGAATGCCAGCTGCGGAAGCCAACTGCTTCACATCAGCCATGATGTTGTTCTGCAAAGAACCGGTATCAGTGGTCTGAGACTCCCAAATATCAACACCATCAGGAAGCTTCCACAACGCCGCAGGGCCAACCGCGAACGTGGATGCCAAATCAATAGGATCACCAGCCTGCTTGTCGCCGTCGATGACTTCCTGATCCTCTTCGGTGTACGTGGTTGGAACGGTGCCCTTGATGGCACGCTGTCGGAATGCTTGCATCATCGTGATGCACAAACGGTCGAACGTTTCACGGTCGATACGTTTCAGCATCGGCAGATACGGCTCGAACAATCCCTGCCCGTCAACCGTGCTCAAACGTACGATAGGGAGCGAATCGCATCCCTCCGCATAAGAGAAATCAGATGCTTGTGAATCCTCAGCCCACTCCCAATCGCTACCAGGCTCCCAAGCTTTCGCATCAGACGCGAACTTAGCAACCGACGAAACATCGTTAGGATCAACAACGGAACGATCATGTTCACGTTGTGCCGTCTTGGAATACACTTTCGTCGTGGTCTTGCTGTCATCAACAACAAGACGATACAATCGAATGACTTCCTTGTTCTCGCGGTCCAGATACGTGTATTGGATAGCAGCAGTCTCACCAACATCCATCCAGCATTCCCAAGGGCTGAGAGGCGTGATGAATCTCCCACGTCCAGCATTGGAAACCAAGCCAAACGAGCATCCGTAATCGCCTTTGTCTGGCAGCATATTGCGACGAAGAATAAAATTCAGGCCGCATTGTTTCGCCATCCTATCGGCATCAGTATCCTTCAACGAGGAATCCTCGACCTTACGGAAACCATTAGGCTGCTGGCGGTCGGTCACGCTCTCACTGATACGACGGGCAAGATTCACAACACCCAACTGGCGCATCAGCTTGTACACTGGGGCAGCGTTCGGATCAGTGCCTTGAGGCACACTGTTCGCATCCACCATCTCCCTGCCATCCTTGAACAGTTTCAATTCGGCAAGATACGGCAGACGAGCGCCCCACTCCCGCGCCAGATTGGTAATGACGTAAGCATCATCGTCATCATCGGAAGCGTTCTTAATCATCAACGAGTCAGACACTCGAAATCACCACCTAGTAGATTCTCATCGGAGCGGAACGGCGTTTAACCTCAGCCAACTCCAAATACTTTCCACGAGCCGTATAAGCCAACAGGCCAGCCATGCACGCATCAATCTTGTCCGGCGAATTAGGAGACTCCTTATAAATCGCATACCCAGTACGGGTCTCACGCCTACGCGCATTACGGAAATGATTCACCAACCGCGGATCAGCAAGCAACGCGATATCATCCTTGACCGGTTTGCTTTTCTTATCCGGCTCCGTATACGGGTAACGGAACGCTGTATGCGCGTTATCCAACGCGACCTGCATGTCCTTATACCAGTTGTTAGTCCAGAACTTGATCTTGTCGCCGCTCTTACGCGGACCGACCTTCAACTTCTTCCCGTAATCCTTCTCCCAACCGCCAATCATCTGCTCGAAATACGCGACATCAGCGAAGAAGCCGACCACATTGTAGTTGTCCATCATCCAACGGGCCATGCCGTCGAACGCATCACGGTTCACACGCCAAGTGGCCTTCTCAGGCCCATCAGGAGCGGACTCCAACTTGATAAGGAACAACATGCCATCGGACACGCGGCAACCCACAAGTGCCGTCGAATCATCCGACACGGAACCATCGAACCCCAACGTGATAGGCTCACGTTTCGTCACGAACCGTTGCCACGCGCCATCCAAACGAATCGAATTGAACGCGGTGTGCATTTCATCCCGATACAGCATGTGGGATTGAATGTCGGACTCCGTAAGCCAAGCATCATGCACGCTCGACAAAGTGTTGAAATAGTAGCGCATCGAATCCGCAGGGTCTGAATCAGGCTGGTAAATCTGATCCATCTGACCATTCAGGTCAATCCACCCATCCTTCGACGGGCCAAGCTCACCATCCCAATACGTGTGCCCCTCGGGGTCAACACCATCAGCATTCAACACGGTCATACGACCATCCGGCAATATCAGATGATCCTTACCGTCCGAACTCTTCGCACTCGCACCATACGCGACCTGCAAGGCGCGGAGAACCTTCTTCTCGTCAGCGAAATCATCCAAGTCGATGTTCGCATACACATGGTCGAAGTAGATGCCGCTACGATGCTTGATTTTGCCCGAAGCGGTATCCCACGCATACTTGTACGATGTTTCAGCGATGGACTCTTCGCCCGGCTTGTACATGGTGGACGTTTCAAGAATCCACGGGTCTGCATCACCTTTACGTTTGCCGAGGTTACGTTGAACGGTCTTGTACATGTTGCGAAGCTTGTTCGTGTTGTACAAGTGGGTTTCATCACAAGCGGCGAACGTTTCCAAACCGCCATCCTTGGACGCGGCACCACTCGTGGTGGGAACAATCTCCCCACCCTCCGGCAAGCCGATACGGGTACGACCAACATCAAGGCCGACACCCTTCAACTGGCTTAAAGGGCCTTGATCGCAGTTGTAGTAAATCGAATCGAAAATGTTACCAGTCTGGCCTTCGGCGGTAGCCAAGCAGAGAATCTGCGGCATCTGCACCATACGTCCAACAGGCTCACCCTTCGCATACGGGTAGACCTCGCCCAGAAACTCGTAAGTCTCCCCTTCTTCCGCCCAATGGTCGAACCTGCAAGGAGCCAAACCCTCGAACGCGCAAATGCCAGCGGCCTTACCGGACTTGTTCTTACCCTTCGCACGCGAATAAAACACACGATTGAACCGGCGGGTACCCCACTCGGTCAACGCATAAGCGTGAAGCATGAACACGTACTCGTCCATGTCGAACGCCTCAGGCAAGCCAACACCGCCACCACGACCAACACGGAAGAAAGTCTCAATCCACCAAACCGCGAACATTCCCATCGAACGAGTCAAATCCTCGCCATGCAATTCGGGAATGCGCGTATGCATCAGGCACCACCATCAATGACACGCAAACCCAATGCGGAAGCACGCTGCCTGTTCCGTTGAACGTTACGAGCACCCTCAGTATCGCCCTCATACGCGGAAGCCTTCATATCGTCAGGCTGCGGAGCATCGAACTTCAACCTCACACGAGCTTCGGGTGTAATGCCCAACGTGGCCTCACGCTGACGAATCTCGGAAGCCAACATCCAACGGCCCTTAGTCTTCGGACGCCAGAAATCATCCTTCAACAACGCCAAATCCTGAACCGCGTACCAGTCGGCCTCAACACCCATACGCTGAGCCAACGGACTGACACGAAGCGACTCATACCACTTCTTCGTCCGTTCAAGCCACTCCTGCCCATCAGGGCGAACAGCAGGAAACTCCAAACCCATCGGACTATCAGGCGCACGAAGAATCGGATTCTTCGACTTCTGCGCACCACGACCATTACCAGCCACAGCCAGCCTCACAATCCGCCCGTTTCAGGCAATACGCGAAGCTAGGACGTTCCACCCTCGCAACGCTTGTGAACCAGCAGACGATTCGCCAAAGTCGCACTATGCGACTTCTCCAACGGAACCTTCCACACGAAAGCGGCACCATCGGCACCACTCGAACCAACATCAACCAGCTCATGGCATTTCGCGCACAAGCCGCCACACTTCTCAACCACCTGAGAATCAGTAAAAGACTCAACAACAAGCTCGGACTCAAGCTCGGACACGTCAACCGGACGTACGTACATAGTCGTTTCAGGCTTCACCGGCAACGACTTATCATCATCACGAGCACGCTTATACGCCACACGGCAACGCCCAGAACAAAACAACTGGTCGGAACGCTTCGGATCAAACCACGTATGGCATTGAGGACACATGCGCTGACGCAACGGCTTCAGCGGAGACCCCGAATAACGGTCACGGTCGTAATGCGAACGACACAATCCCTTCGCACACACCGGATTAGCGCAACCGGCAACCGCGCACATGAACTCATTCACTTGAAAGCCGGGTGAGAATACCAACGCTTCTCCCTCCGACTCCTACCCTTCGCACGACGAACCTCAGCAGACTCACCCTCGGTCTTCCGCTGATGATGCCAACGACACAACACCCACAAATTCTCAGGACGATCATCATCATGGACGGGATTACGAACCTTATGGTCAACCTCATTCCCATACCGTCCGCACAGGCGAACATTCCCGTAATCATCCTTGACCGGCCACTGGCACCTATGCCCATCCCGTTCAAGAATCATCGCACGGACACGCGGCCAATCAGGATTGAACCGTTCATCACGATGGGAACTAGACCACGCCACAATGCCTCCACAAAAACAGGGTTGGCCGGTGCTGAGCAGGAAAACACGCCAAAGGGGAAACATCCCAGCAGGAAAAGTTCTCAGATCAACCAACCCAAGTGCTCCGGGAGGGATTCGAACCCTCACACCCTACAGGTAGCGCATTTTGAGTGCGCCGCGTCTACCATTCCGCCACCAAAGCAAAAGAACAAGCGTCCCACACTCCACCCACAACAGGAGCATGGGACGCTCGTTCAACCCCCAGAGAGCCATAAGGAACCAATGGCATCATCACAATGGCTTTTTACCGCCAGCCACGGCGCGCGGATGCTGAGGGAGTCGAACCCCCGAACCGTTCCCGGTCGCCACCTTAGCAAGGTGGTGCAATAAGCCACTCTGCCAAGCATCCAAAATGCAAGAGCCGCCGCAGCGACTCAGGAGACTGTTCCCGCAGACTAGGCGGGTCAGCTAAAACTAGAGCCGCCACAAGACGACTCCGAAGACCTTTCCCACAGCCTGTGGGTAGGCTGAGCATAGCATGTTGGACTCGAACCAACATCGACGGTTTTGGAGACCGTAATGCTACCGGTTGCACCAATGCCATATACCCGACTTAGTTAACGTCCAAGTCGGAAAGACGTTCGGCATGGTGGAATGGGCTTTACCACCAACGGCAAGGAACGTGAAACATCTATGCACCCGTTTGGCCGTGCCTCCCCTTCGGTCATCAACCACCTGATTAAGGCAGGGAGCCTCTTATCCCCCACATGTTCCAGCGGAGATATTCGAGCAATGCCATCGATCTCATAGGCAGCTACCCCATGAAACCTAGAGCAAACCCCGGGAATCGAACCCGGCAACCAAAAGGCTGTGCCAACAGGATTGCAGACCAGCCCAAAATAATAGGTACGAGTCCATGTAAGCCACGTCCGGGATAGACTGGTCGGATTCCACTGCTGACTGCATCACACCTAGGATACTCACGCTACGCGCAATGAGTGATAGCAGCCAGATATCGATGCGGACCCGAGCTGCGCTCTACCACCATCAACATCAATCCAAGGAACATTATACACAATATGTAGGGTGCAGAAACGGTTGCAACCACTAAATATGTGAAGACTTCGTAAGTAACGGGTAATCCAAAAATGTTCCAGCGAGCATTCAGCGTCAGCACTAGAGAGCCAGCGGCCCCGGCTTTTTGACCGGGGGGACACTCCCCTACCCGGGGGTTTGTTGTATGCGCAACATTGGTACACGTGTTCTATCGAACGTCTGTTCGCTCGAATGTTTGTTCGGTTGACGTGTTGCGTGTCGTGTGGTATCGCGCGGGCGCGTTCCTTTGTATGCCGTGATTGCGGGTGATGTGACTGTGCATGATCGTGGCCGTGTCGCGTCTGCGTCCGTCGTGCATGGCCGTCGTGCCTGTGGCCGTGGTGCCGTGTCCGTCGTGGCCGTGGCCGTGGCCGTGGCCGTCGTGCCCTGGACGTGGCCGCGTCATGGACGTGACCGCGTGGTTTTTGTGTCGCCGTCGCATGGTTGCGACACGCCGATGGATGCTAGTGTTTGCAATGGTTTATGTGGTGTCTGCGTTGTCTTGGTTTGCTATCTGACTGGATAGCATGTATAGTGAGAGCCATCAAGCAAACGACAACGAAAGGAACGGAGATGAACGAGAGGCCACCACCACAGAGGCCACCACCGCAAGGCCGGTGACACGAAGCCCCCCTAACAGGCGTGGCATGGATGATTGACAACTGAAGAGTGGACGCGGCAGAGACGCGGCGGAATGCGACTAGGCATGATGCACCCTCACATCATGCAAGGCCGAACCGTCGTCGAGTCGCTAACGTGGCGCGGTGTCCGGCATGGAATTGTCCCGCGCTGTCTGAGTGGTCTACGATGGCCTTAATCCAAGTTAGGAGTAAGGGCCATGAGTTTGAAAGAATTAAGGATGAAGCGCGGTCTAACGCAACGTGAGTTAGCGCAACGTAGTGGCGTGCATCATGTCGAGATTGCGCAGATTGAGACAGGTAAACGCAATGTTCGGGCGGTGTCGCTTGATACTGCACTGCGATTGTGCGATGCTCTCAAGATCGCTAATCCGCGCAAATTGCTTGATTCTGATTCTAAGTCTTCGGCGGATTGATTGAATCCGCTAGGGCTAGCGTAGTCTTTATGGCACGTCTAGCCCACGAATGAGTAGAGCCGGATAGCTGCAACTATCCGGCTCAATTGCTCAGTAATCATTAACCAACTAACTAACTAAGCCCTCTTATTCTAGCAAGGGGGCTGGAATGGAGTGTCAAAATGTATACCGTTGATGAGACCTACAAGAATATCGAAGCCGAGTTCAAGCCCCGCAGCAAGTGGAACCAGGGCGTGAAGGAAACCGCACTGGCATTGCTTGATTCGCTCGACATGCCAGAAACCGTTCTTCCCGACCACTTCGGATCGCGTCGCGCGCTGTTGCTGAACGGCGCGGACAATTGGCGGGAATACAGTTACGGCGGGTGCGCTCTCGTGTACAACGTGGATATCGCCGCCCGGTTCTTCACCCCGTCCGAAATGCGCCGGTACATGGCAGACGGGCATGATGCAAGCATGGCGTTCCGCGGCGAGCCTCTGCTTGACTTGCAGGCGCGTGCCCTCAGCCAGGCGGAGCGTGTTATCAGCCGGTACGCGCGGGAACACTGAGGGGCAAGTCATGTGTGAGAAGTGCCCCATCGATCAACGTTACCCGTACTACGGTTTTCCTGTGACGCCCGATTCCCGCAAGCTGCGGGATGAGGCCGAGCGTTACCGTGAGATCGCTATCCGCTGTTTCGTTGCCGAGAGCGATTGTGCCGACGTGAAGCGGGCGGATGCGCTGTGGCGTGAGATGTGCCGTGCCAGTGATGAGGCGCGGTTTCTGTGCAGCAATGCGCGTCGTTTGGAGATGGAAGAAGCCCTACAGTGTCGGGCTATCGAATATCCCAATTGTCCTAACCGCAAGCGTATGCGCTGACTTATTCCAGGCTTTCGGGCGTGAGCCTATCAATCACGCCCGTTCTTGCCCTGTCGGGCGCTATCAATCCTTTTTACACAATCGAGGTGTTTTAAAAATGCGTAAGAAGATTACTCTGCTTGTTGCCGTCCTGTTTGGCCTGTTGGCTTTCGGCGTGGCCTGTTCCCCGGCGTTGAGTGACCAGCCTGTTGCCGATCCGCATGGCACGCCTGAACAGCAGTGGACGTGGTGGCTTGAAACGTATGCCACGAAGGATTACAGCCAAGCCGACCTAGCGAGCTACCGTGAGTTGTCCAACATTCCGCAGTGCGGCATGGAGGACGGTAGCACTGATGCCGGTTACGAGCGTATTTGCGAGTGGCGTGGCACGGTTGACGGCAATCAATCCGGCACGTCATACGTTTTGGTTGACGGTAGCAAGGTTTTGGAATGGTGAAACCGCTCAGGGCCGTGCGGTAAACGGCCCATCAAATAATCAAGTTTTCATACAAGGGAGTTTTAAAATGTCGAACAAGGTTAACGGTCTGTGGGCCGTCAATTCCAGCAGTGTCTTCATGTTTTTCGATTCCGTCAATAGCCCGAGCGTGTGGCGTTTCGAGATGAAGGATGGTGCTGAATCATGGCGGATGATTCCGGGCGTGAAGAATGCTCAGGCGGTGCGTGGTGTAGCTGCCGCGTATCGTGCTGACGGTGGTACGTGGCTTGACCCTAACGGGTCTGATTATGCTCAGGCCGTGAGTGAGATTGGTGACGTGCCGTTGATCGTGGAACGTGGCGATTGCATGGTTTCCCCTGATTGTGGGGATTATACGGCGCATGGCGTGAGCCTGTCGGACGCCGATAGGGAGCATGGTTGGGAATTGTCTTATGAGGATGGCGGCATGGTTGTGTCACGTGACATTTCATTCCTCACCCCGGCCGAGCGTGACCATCCTGAGATGTGCGAGACTTACGATGATTTGCCGGTTGTCGCCCCTGAACCGCAGGCGGTTGAGCCTGAACCGGATACGGTTGAGATTCCCGAAGTGCCGCCGACACCTTCCAAGGATACGCCGAAGGTGATTGCGCAGCATGGCGTCAAGGCGCGCGTGGTCACGATTCCAGGTGGCAAGTCGGTCAAGGAGTTGGCTGACGTGTTTGGTGGATATGTGCATAAGCCGCGTGGCTTCCGTGATTCCAAGGGCCGTCGCGTCGCATATGTCGCGTTCGACGGTAAGAGTGGCGTGGTTGCGTACCGTGACTACTACCAGCGTGGCAGTGACCAAACGTTGGAAGAGTCCGTGGCCGCGTACCTCGCTCAGCATGAGATTGTCGAGGTGGCATGAAATGTCACGTGTCGTCATCACAGCACAGCAGGTCAAGGCCGCTTTGGAGGCTACCGGCTATTCGTCCATCGAGTCGAATGTTCAAGCCGTGTTGAGGGAGATTGGCAAGCGTCCCGCATTGATAACCGCGTATCTCAGCACGGTTATCAACGCGGCTGCCGACAATCTGCCTGATCCGCGTCATATGGATTGCCTGTTCTTAAAAGTTTGGCCGGACGGTATGCCTAGTACCGTCCGGCCATTGCAAACAGTAATTAACTCAACCAAACCATTTGCAAGGAGATTCTACCATGTCCCGCCATTTTTACGCTGTTTATTGGCCTTACGGTGTCAACACTTTCAATTTCGACCATGAGCCGATTGGTACTGTTGTCCCATTCGATACGACTAAAGCGCGTGACGCTTACGTTGCTGCTGACCGGTTCGACGGTAATTTTCATAGGAGCGTGCCGGATTATCGATTGATGCGCAAGATGATGCTTGAGGCGCTGAGAGAGTTCCGTTCGTTGGATTCCAAGGGCTACGAAGGTTGGCGTGTGGATGGCGTCTTCTATGAGTCTCTTGGTGATGCGTACAAGGCGATGTTCGATGCTGATGCGCAGTTGCGTTATGACCTGTTCGGTGACGTTGATTCGAGGGAGGCGTGAGTGTCATGGAAACATTGAAATTGTGGGCTGATTTTCACGTTGGTCAGCAAATGTATGCATATGACCATTTTGATGTGGTCGAGCGTAAGCGTTATTGGCGTCCCGTGTCGAAAACGTATCTTGTATACGCGTGGCTGCGTGACCTGATTCGTGGGATGCGTGATGCGCGCTTGGGTGGATTCCAGGGTTGGTTGTACTGCGTTGTCAAGGATGGCGGGTTCACCACTCAGGAGTTCATGGGGTTCAACGATGAAATCGAGGTGTTGTGATGATTGACGTGAATATGCTGCCGCGTGAGCTTACCGGCTATGTGGGTCATGTCTGCGGCCTGTGGTTCGGCAGTTATTTTATTGATTTTGAGCCTGTGTTCGTCCATTCCACGGCGGGCATCATCGGTGAACTGTACGAATACCTGGTGGATACGGTTCAGGACAATTCGATGAATGGCGGCTTGGATTATGAGGATGCGGAAGAGTACGCGAAGTTGGCGGCTACCGTTCCGTGGTCTATGGAAGAGATTGACCGCGTGGCGGAACAGTCTTTCCGCTACGTGTCTGACCGAACGTTGCAGGTGGCTTACGCCTTGTGTGTCCTCACTTTTGATGCGATGTTCCCGCAGAAAATCGAGGTTGTCAAACCGGACGTGCGGGAGACGTTGCTTAGCGTGGCGTTCCCGCATGATTGGCAGCGCCGCATGGCGGAGACTGACCATGATCGCGTGAGCGCGTATCGCATGGGCCTGGAATGCGTGACGAAAGCGTATGACAAGGTTTTCGACAGCGTGGATGTGCAGCGTGTCTTTTAGACACGTCCAATAATCCACACAAGTTTTTGGCAAAGAAAGGACAAACAAAATGAACATCATGGAAATCAACATGGCCACCGCCCAAGACTACATCAACGACTATCTCACCAACTCCTCCATGAACCCGTCCGATTGGGACGTCTATTGGGCGGCATCCGACATGATTGACTTCATGACCGCCAACAACATCGAAGATTACGACGACGTGCCGGCCGACACGTTCACCGAAATCCTCGAAAACAGCGCGAACTGACCGAGGCTGACATGACGCGCAGAAAAAACAAGCGCCTCCGCCTAACCCCATCGCACCTGCCGCTCATCCGAGACAAATTCGTCACCGTCTGGCGGGAACGGGCGATGAGGCAGTACGAAGCCAAGCCGCAATACCGGCGCATCTTGGATGGAATGTGGAGCGAAATCGATCAGATGTCCGTCGCGCAATTGTGGTGGGTCAGCCGCGACATGGCCAAGCTTGCCGCCGACACCGCCGCGCAGGGCGACTTCCCGCGGATGCAGGCCCCGGCCGCAAGCGGAGTGATGTTCATTGAGGGTGGGGTTCCGGTAGACACGTCGTCGATTGGCATCACCAGCAATGTCGCGGGATTCTTCTGGGATCGGATTGGCGATGGCGAGACCTCCGTCATGGCATTTACCGATGATCCTGAATCGCTGCGGAAGAGTGGTGCGGACTCCATCGGTCTGCCTATCGATTGGCTTGACTTGACGGCAGCTAGGGCAAAATCCATCCACGATGCGGATGTCGTGTTTCAAAAAGCATGGATTGACTATCTGCAAGCCGTCTGGGCGTTGAGCGGCGAGCCGCGGATCTGCGACACCAAGCCCGCCGAACCCAGCATGAGATACTCGTTGCCGTCGCGCTTCGAGCCGGAGATTCGCAAGGTCAAGATGCTGGTGTTGCGTGAGAATCTGCATCGTCCGGGCGAAAGCGCCGATGATGACGAGCGGGTGCGACGTGAGTATTCGCACCGTTTCATCGTGCGTGGTTTCTGGCGTAATCAGGCGTACGGGCCGGACCATTCGCTGAGGCGTAGGCAGTGGATTCCGCCATTCGTCAAGGGCCCGGCCGACAAGCCGCTTGTCTGTAAGGAGACGGTGCGCATATGGAAACGGTGAGCGACATGATCGCTGGCTTTCTCGTCGGGGTGTCTCCGGGTACGAGGGCGCAGTATCGGAGCGTCGTATCGCGGTGGCTGCGCTGGTGTGCGGATAATGGCATTGACATGCTGCGGGCGAAGCGCACCCATATCGAGGCGTTCGCCGCCTATGGCGGCGGCATGCGGCCAGCGGCGAAGAACACGGTGTACAGGAATCTGAGCGTCGTTTGCTGCCTCTACCGCTACCTCTGCGAGGAGGGGTATATCGACTGCAATCCGGGCGAGCATGTGCGTAGGCCGAAAATGTACGGTCATTCGGATGGCACGTATCTCACCCGCGAGCAGGCAAGGCTTTTTCTGGCCGAAGCACGTGGTATGGGTGCGCGGACGGATGCCCTGTGCAGTCTGCTGCTGTTGACCGGCGCGAGGATAGGCGAGGCGCTTGGACTGGATGTTGGAGACTGTCATCTGAATGACGGGCGTCCGTGGGTGCGGTTCGACCGCAAGGGCGACTGGTCTCAGCGTGTGGCCATTCCCTCCGAGGCGTCCGAGGCTCTTGCACGACTTATCGGCGGACGTAGGCGTGGTGCGGTGTTCCGTGAGGATTCCGGCGCTCGTCTGCGGCAGCAGACCGCCGTTGGCATCGTATCGTCCGTGGCATTGCGCGTGGGCGTGCCCGGCATCTCGCCGCACTCGCTGCGGAGGACGTTCTGCACGCTCTCCCGTGACGCTGGCGTGCCGGACAGGGACATCATGGCCGCAGCGGGGTGGAACAGTCCGCAGATGCTCGACTATTACGACATGTCCCGTCGCGGGCTGAATGGCAAGGCTGGCGATGGATTGCAGAGATTCTTGAATAATGGATGATTTGAAATCCAACGGTGCTATTTACTGAAAAATAGTGGGGGCGGTTTTTGAATCCGCCCCCCATTCGTGTGCCATTGTAGACCGCTCAGACGGCGCTTGACGCGGTTTGTAGCCAGTTGTCCACCAATTCGGCTTCGTTGACTGGCTCGAAACACCATGCGTCTAATCCGACGTTGATCTCATTGTGATGCCTGCCGAACTCAAGCGGGTCATGCGCGTGCGTGTGTCCGTGCAGGAGCAGCGTGTTGTTCATGCGTGGTAGCGCGTATTCAGCCAATTCCGGCGCGTTCCAATTGGTTGAGACTGTGCCTAGGGGTTTGCTTTGCGTGAAGTCTTCGCGCCATTGGTAGTGGATTAAAAATACCGTGTGTGGATTGTTGCCCCACCCGTCTCTGATTTCGGTGATGCCGACTCTTCCGACTTCCACGAACACGCTTGCCAACTTTTCCAGCGTGCGGCTGGAACTGTGCAGTTCGTGGTTGCCGAGAATCAAGTGTCTGCGTTTACGTGGAACCTGTAGATTCTGGATGCGCATTATCGCCTGTTCGACGCTCCATGTGCTGCCGGAACTGATGTCTCCGAGGATGTAGAGTTCGTCTTCCTCGCCAACATACGTGTTGATTGCGCGCACGATGTCGGCATCATGCTTCCGCCAGTCAACACAGTTCTTAAGCGGCTTATGCTCACGTTCGGCCTGTTGTTTGATCGATGCATCCTTAGCGTATCCAGGTAGCGCGTATCCGCGTAGCGCGGCCACGAACGGATGCGCGAAATGCAAGTCAGCAGTAAACCACTTCATGCGTCCTCCATGTTTTTCAAATGCCCGTATTTTTCATCCCATTTGTCCAATGCTTCCAGCACTTGCGGTAATCCGAAATCCCAATACGTTTCGCCATACTCTTCGCCTTTTCTGGTGCGGTACGAGATGACTAACGTTTCAGGGTCATCACCGCACGTTTCGCAGACTTCCGGCACCCATTCGTGGTAATACCAGTCGGTGACTTCCACAGGCGCATCATCAGTGCCGTCGAACAGTTCCGGTGATTCCATCACGAGCACGCGTAGCATGAGTTCTTTAGTGGTTTTTCCACTCATGGTTTCCCCTTATTTATGGCATGTACAATCGCGTTAACCATTCGATTTCATCCTTCCTCTTCGATTCTCAGTTCCTTGTCGCCATTCACGGTTGCGGCGATATCGTCGTTGAACTGGTTCGACAATTGAAGGACGATGCACGCGCGCGTCTCGTACCGCAATACTGGTGTGAAACCGGTTGAGGATGTGAAGCAAACGTCGGATGTGAATACCGGCTGGTTTCCCAACCGTGTTTCAAACTTTTTGAGCGTGCCGGACATGACCACTTCCCCATTGTCTAGGATGCTGACGCGCTTACCCAAATGCGTGGCGTTGAGGTGATCAGCGGTGATGGTCTGCTTGCTCATTCCTCGTATCCTCCAAGGTAGGTTTTGCAATGCGAATCGAGTATGGTTTCAAAAATGTCTACGACTGCACACCGGTGTTCGCGTTCTACGTCGTGTGCGCGTGATTCCGCTTGGTCGCGCGTCTTGTAAGAGCCAATGAGAGTCAGCTCTTCACCTCTGTACGGTACGTGCCCATCTGGAGTCATGTATGCGATTACAAGATAGATTTTCATGCGTCCTCGATTATGATTGGCGTGTCACCGTGGATGGTGACGTTGATCGTGTCTCTTGTGGTCAGGCGGATTTGCGTGTCGATGCGGACGATACGTTTGCCGTGTGTTGGTTCGGGTGGCGTGTCTTCGCCATAACTGTTGACGCGCCTGTATGTGACGGTGGGCACGTAGTTTGGTCTGGATGTGAATTGTTCCAGTCTGCCTTCGACCACTATCGTCTGGCTGATCGGGTCTAGGATGGTGATGGGTTTTCCCACGTTGTCGGCTTTGAGATTAGCTCCTGTGGTTTCAGTTGATGCCACTGCTACCGAATCCTTTCGTGCCGCGTTCCGTATTTTTTTCAAGGGTTTCAACGTGGTCTAAGGGCATGTGTGGCGCACATTGCGCGAACACGATTTGCGCTATCCTGTCTCCCTTATGAATCTCGAACGCCTGTTCGCCCATGTTTCGGAGGATTACGCATACTTCCCCGCGATAGTTGGGGTCGATTACACCAGGCGCGTTCATCACGGTGATGTTGTGTTTGAGGGCCAAGCCTGAGCGTGGGCAGATCATGCCGACGTATCCGGCTGGTATCTGCATGTACACGCCCGTGTGCACGAGTGCCTGGCTGTTGGCGCAGACTATCGTGTCCTCGTTGCTTCTGAGGTCTGCTCCCGCATCGTTTGGGCGAGTGTAGCCGATGTTTTCTCTGATGCCGCTGAATTGCATTTTAGTTGAACCTTTCCGAAATGAGTACGCCGATGATGCCGATCAGCCATGCGAGAAGCATGATGACCATCATGATTAGGATGATGCCGAAGGGAATCCAGACGGGTGCGAACACCCACAGCCACGAGTAGGGGAATTGTCCCCCGATTTTCAATAGGGCGAGAATATCTGTCAGCAACACGAGGATTAGCGAACAGTCGATATGCACCATTATTCCTCCGTGTAGAAGGTGATCGTGTAGAGTTTCTTCTTCACGTCGAATTGTTCCCCGAACATGCCTGATTTTTTGACGGGTTCGATCACGTCGCGCATGTGATGCGCGTGATAGGTGATGGTCTTGCCCTTGTCGGTGATGCTGATGGTGGCGGTCATTGGATGATTTCTTCCACTAGGCTGATGTTGCTTGCCTGAACCGTCTTGCTGATGCCGTTGTACAGGTTTTTGAACGTGAATGAAAATGGTTTCATGCAGTTCTCATCTTCGAAGTCGATGATGCATTCCATGTCATCCCAACAGTCAATCCACGGAGAGCCGACCAGTCTGGGGCTGGCATGAGTGTAGACGATGACGCCTTTCTCACAGTCGGTATACGAGTATGCGAATCCGAGTTCTTTAAGCTTGACGGCGTATGGCGGATTCGATAGGTCGATTTTCACTTTGCATCCTTTCCGACGAGTCCCCAAATATCGTCCACTGGATTGGTTTGCTGCATCAGCATGTACACGTCCGCGATACGGTAGATGGGATGCCGCCCTTCCTTGCGTACCGGGGTGAGCTTGCCCCTGTGCGCCCATGATTTCAACGTGTTCGCGGATACGAGGTATCCAGCCTGTTGGAGTTTGCTTCTAATGTCCGAAGCAGTCCCCGTGTAAGTGCTGTGTTTGATCTTGTCTTGCATGAGTGTCCTCAAAAAGTTGATGTTCCAAACGTTCCTGCATCCACGGCATTTGACTTGTTTTGCCGTCTCGTCAGCCGATAGTGGCATGTTGCAGTCGGTGTTGGGGCAATTGCCCAAGCTGACAGTATGGCCTTGATTCAACAGGCGCTGGCACTTGTCGCGTGCGATGCGGATTTCAAGCGCGTACACGGGTGTTGCCGTTGAGCATAGGCACGCGGGTTCGCCTTGCTTGTTTTTCTTGACGGCTATCCGCTGCGCCAACACGTTCAACGGATCGTGATTCAGGTATTCGACGCCTAAGCATTTAGCGAACGCGGATAGTGTGCCCCACACGCTATCCATGTGTTCGTCACCCTCATACAACAGGTCGAACACTTGCTCTCGCAATGGCGGATTATCAGAGTATCCTCCCCCGCCACCGTTAGCGTCATGGTTCTTGTTGATGCGGTTCATCTTGTCGGTTTCCAAGTAGCCGATGTTCTTCGTGAACCATTCCAAGTCGGCTAGGAGCCGCTGTTCACATTCAGGGCAGAGTTGCCTGGTATCGTCTCGTTCACGCCCGCAACGCAACAGTTTGCAGTCAGCCAATCGCACGCCTTCCAAAATCATGGTATGTTGATTCCGCACCGGTGCCCGAAGGCGTGCGATTAATGCCGGAACATGTCTAGTATACCGGTTGCACCAAACCTTGCAACCGGTATTGGATTAACGTCTCAAACAGTCTCCCGCTTCCGTTTTCTCTTCTCGGGTTGAAGCAGGTAGTAGTTGCGTTCGTAGGCCGCCTGTTCCTCACGGCTGAAATGGTGGAATGTCGGACGATGCGCAAGCTTGTATCGGCGGTTGCATTCCAAGACTTGCTCACGGTGGGCCATCCGCCACTGTCGCGTGTGCTCACGTTTCCGTGCGAGCTGTTCCGCAGTAAGCTTGACCGGCTTTTTCGACGCTTTCGCCTTCTTCTTTCCGACTGGCGGCTTCTCAGACGGCTTGCGCCTACCACGACGAAGAACTGCTATGTCAACCGCGAACATTTTCATGATCTCGTCGGCGGTAGGCTCATTCATTCCGTTTGCTCCAATGATGCAGTAGTCCTCTCGATCACGTACAACACGACGGCCTCATTGTTGTCCAATGCCAGTGGGTTCGCTGCCGTGACGTTGATGATTTTCCACCCATCATCCAGATAGTCGATGAGTTTAGAATCATTCTGCACACGCACACCGTTACCGGTGAACTTCGTGTATACGGGGATTAGCTCATGTTCCATTATTTCGTTTCCCCGTCCTTGCCGCTAGCATTGTCCCAATCGCAGGAAAGACCGCCTCCCCCCTTGTAGACGTTGAACCTGATGCATGTCACGGCCCTACCGTCGTGCAACTCGATTCTGCACTCATCGACAGCGAAGTCGCCTCGCACATCAATGCAGTCACTACCGCCTTCAACATCGTCAGCATCCGCTTCGTTCTCGCATCCGACCAGCGGGAAAACCATCGCTACGGCCATAAGCACGGCCATTAGCCCTCGTTGAATATTCTTGTTTCCTATCATTTCGTCTCCTTGATTGTCTTATCCCGTCGATTTCGACGGGTTTGAATGTGGTCTAGAAGTGTTTTGCCATCCAGTCGGCGATGAACAACGCGACGATCGACGCAAACGACACGAAAGAAAGCGAACCGAAGACAATGGTGAAAACAATCAAAACAGCCTTCATTCCGTCACCGCCTTACGTGCCACTTCGAGCACTTCTTTCGCCCGCGCGATGTAGTCTTCCTGATATCCGCAGATTTCACCGGCGTAATCCCATGCATCGTCTTCGTCCTTCGCCACATAGTCGCTTTCGATGCCATCCCATTCGCAGCTGTTCCAGCAGAGCCGTTTCGCCACGGCCTCCACCTCGGCGTCGGTTGGTGGAGCGGAACGTCCGGCCATGTACGCTGTACCGGCAAGCTCACGAACCGTCTGAAAAGTCAAATCATCATCCATGCCACGCTCGTAAGCGTTGGCCTCGTCAAGCATGATGCTCAATTAGTCCTCTTTCCGTTAGCTTTGACCATGGCCCACAGGATTTCGCTTGCCGGACGCCTCCTGTATGACAGGTCGTTGTAGGACTGCACATAGTCGAGAATCAGTTTCGAGCCGGTCGAATCCGGTGTCAGAATCGCGTTCACTCGCGGCGGCACCATCTTCTGCCATACGATCTCGTCACACAGTTCCTTCGTGCAGACCAGATAGTTCTGATCGCCGTAGAACGTCAGTCCGTTGCCGCTAGTGAAGTCAGCCATGCATGACTTGACCTCGTAGAACTCGAAGCAGCCTTTCTCGACGCTTGCGGGCACCGGCTCACCGTTGATGTTCCAGGGCTTGAAGCCCACGTAGTCCACGCGCCTTTCGTCGGGCGTGTTACGGTCGAAATTGACCTCGCTCGCCCAAAAAGCGGTCTGATTCCTCAACCTCTTCTCCACCAGCTTGGACAGCATGGCGGTGGTCTCAGCCCTGCTCATTTCTTCCTCCTGAAGTACTTGTATTCACCGTGATGGAACAGGAACAGGTGAAGTCTCCACACCTTGACTGCCAACAATCCCTTGAGCGTGATCGCATACCCGCCATGGACACGCTTCATGAGCTTCCTATCGGCCAATGATTCAAGTATTCGGGAAAGCTCTTGGTTCTCTCGTTGTTGCCAGATGTAGTTCATCCCCTCAGCGATATACAGGCAACACATGTCCTTGTCGTATTGACTAATCATCATTAGCCTCCCTCTCAAGGATGCAGACGTTCGTCGCTGTGACGGCGTTATCACGCAATTCCGTTGTCGGCATGGTATCCACCCGCAGAATCTGCCAACCCTCGTTCAGCAACTTTTCAAACACACCCATATTCATCAAGGTGCGCTCATCGCCGTAATCACTCCAAAAAAGTGGGCAAACCTTGTACCGTTTATTCATTTCGCGTCCTCCTTCATGAAGACAATCCAGTGTGTTCCCGTGCGGTTCGGCTGCTTGTTGCCGAAGAGTGGCTTGTGCGCTGTGAGCTTGAGAATCTGCGATACGGGTATCTGTGTCTCATTCCATTTGAAAATCAACACTCCATGCTCTTTCAGGACGCGGAAGCACTCGCTGAACATGGTCTTGAGGTCAGCTTTCCACGTCTCTTGGTCGAGGCAACCGTATTTCTGCGCCATGTAGCTCGTTTCCCCCGCATTGCGCAGGTGGGGCGGGTCGAGCACCACCATGCGGAACGTCCCGTCGGGGAACGGCAGGTCGCGGTAGTCCATCAGCATGTCCGGCTTGACATCGAACCTACGCCCATCGCACAATTCCCAGCTCTCATCACGCACATCACCAAAAAGCACCCGATCATCCGATTTGTTAAACCAGAACATTCGGCCGCCGCAGGCGGGGTCAAGAACAGGCTGATACGCGCTCATTTCGTATCCTTCCCCTTGTACTCGTCCACGAGTTCTTTCCACTGCCTGCTTGCGAGTGCGGCGTGGCTGAACCAGCTGGTAGAGATATGTCCACGTGGACATTGGAGCCGGTAGACTGTGAGTGTTGTCCTTACTTTGCGGCTCTCGTGGTATTTTTCCGTTTGCGATGCCTTGATTACTGGTAGTCTGCCGCACATTGGACACCCATATTCGTTGCGTCTGCGTTTGAACCACATAACTATTCCTTCGCGTCCTCGCTTTGATTGGGTACCTCGGAAGGCATGGTGCCGGAATAGCCGAGCATGTGACGGCAGTAATTGATTACATGCTCGTAAGCCGTCGTCATTCCGTCGTAAAAGTCGTACACTTCTTCGTCTGGATTATCAGAAGCGTTATTAGCTGCATCCCACTCTTTTTGCAGAAAGTCGATGACCTCATGCAGTGTCTTGTCTTTCTCAGTCACGTTCGTCGCCATTGTTATTCCTTACTGCTCTTATCGTTCTTATCGTCATGGTCGAAGATGCATACGAACACGCCTAATAGCGTGAGTACGCAGAGTATCGCTATCACTCCCAAGGTGATGACGATGAACACGCTTGAAATATTCCAGCAAACATCATCCAGACTCATGTTGTCTTCTCCTCGCAGTCCAAGCATTTGAGCATTCTCACAGCCTCACCGCGAGTGGCCCAGCCGGACGTGAACAGTCGATTGGATTCTTCATCGGTCCTATCCGCGAAGCCGCCGCCATGCGCCCTGCTCCATGCGTCGCCATCATTCGTTTCCGGAAACCACCTGTTCACAGTGGTTTGCCGCCCGGTATCGAGGTTCGTGGACACGATCACCTCTTCGCGGTGGACATATCCGATGCAATAACCGCAATGGGCGCAGTAGACCTCTGCATAACCGGGTTTAATGAAGCCGAGTCTCACGCACATCATTCATCCTTCTTCTGCTCGCAGAATTGTCTTATCGCACTCTCGGCGTCGTAATAGCGTGCGACAGCGCGTATCCACGAGTTGAACGCATCTTCGGCAGTCTGACAGACCTCGCCTTGAAGACACTTCAATACGCACTCGTACCGGTAGACGGTATGACGTGGATTGTGATATGTGCATTTGCCGCTAACTATTATTGGCGCGTCACCGCAGTAAGGGCATCGAAGATAACTCTTGGGCTGGGGCTTCTTCTTACGCCCGAACATCACTCACGGCCTCCCCACATTCCTTCTTCGTTGGTTCCATAGTTTTTGCATTGGAAGATTCGAGCCAATTCCTCAGCGTCGTAAAGCGCCTGTTCCAACGCTTGTTTCCGTGAGACGGTCTTGGATACTGGGTATTCGCGTGTCGCACGAAACAGCCAAGTGTTCTCGATCACGTCCCAATGCCATAAGACCAGCTCATATCCATAGAATGTCTCATCCGGCATGGTGTAGCTATGACGGATGCTGACCGCGTATTGGTCGCTCATGCGCTCACCTCCTTGAGTATGTTCAATGCCTTCACGCCATCAACCACATGCTTTCCGCCTGCGTTCACGCTGATGATGACCGGCTGGTACACGCCTTCAACCATCAATGATTCGCAGATTCCTTCCGTCGCGCCTCGTAATTCCTTGCGGAGTTTCGAAGGCACGTATCTCAGATACCCGTCGATGATCATGCCTTCGTTGAGTTGGATTATCGCCCTATGCCCGTCGAGCATGCTCATGGGCAGCGACCGCCAGTCGGATAGGCTTTCATGCACGTTCATGGTCGAACACCCCGTTTTCCAATCGTGCGAGCAGGTCTTTGGCGAAATTGATTCCAGTCCCGCAGACGGCATTCTCGATGTCTTTCGTATGCTTGTCGGAAGATGGGTTGTCCCGCACTGTCTCACACTCATGAATGAGCGTGTGCAAAAAGTTGGTGAGGTTGGTCAACCGACGCTCCGCACGAGATGTATCGTTAAGATTCACTGGTATCAGCGGGAAAGCGTCAGCATCGAACGTGCGTTTGACCACGCTCCAGTCCATCGTTTCCAAATCCCCGTCAGCGAACAATTGCGCATCACAGTCGATATTGTGAATGTGCCAAGCGTCACCGTCGTAGCTCAACAGGTCTTCACCATCCCGAGTCGCATACCAGCCCGGTTCGGTGGGCATGTCATCAGACGAGTGCGCCTGATCGTACATGGCTTTCACCTGCTTGTAGATGTCATCCAGTTCCCTCCCGTCGAACTCCACGGTCAGACAAGTGCCAGCCTTGTCGGTAAACAGGTAAGGCATTGTTTTGAAATCAATGCTTCTCAACATTTCACTCTCCTTCTTCGTTGAACGATGCCTGTAGAGTGTCCGCGAACACCTGCAATGCGTCTTTGACCTTCTCGTTGAAACCGTCCGGCACGTCCGCCGTGACATGTCCCTGCTGCATGTTGTCGAGCTTGTTGTCCGTCTTCGTGTACATCGGCACATCCACTTCGACGGATGCGAGTTCGATCTGCGGATAGTCGAACGCGCGCACACGGAACGTGACCTTGCTCGTGCCGACTTTCACTTTGTCGCTCATTGGTGTCTCCTTGGGAGGATTGTTCTGATGGTTCTTGCCGGACTCTCATAAGCGGTACGCACCTCATACGCCCTGTGGTGGAAGTCGGCTTTGGAACGTGCCGCGCTCTCAGCTTCATCCAGTGAGTCGTACACGCGGCATGTGTGAACTCCCGTATCGCCTTGCGGCCAGACGATGTAGCCGGTCTTGCCTGCGAAAACATTCATTTGACCGTCTCCACCGTGTTGCAGCCGATGTATTCGCCGTTATGCTTCAAACACGCCCATGTCAAGTCACCGGTCTTGACCGTTTCCATTTGGAAACCCGTATTGGTCTTCTTGTCGATATTGGACGGCATTCCACAAATGAATAAAATCAAGACCACCGTGATGCAGCTGATCGCCGTGAGGGCCACCCTCGTCTTATCCATCACTCACCATCCTTAGTCATTGCACACCTTCTTCGTGTGATCGTCTAAATGGACTTTCTCAAGTTCGTTGACCGCCGCTTCGATTTGCATATAAGCCGCAATCTGTCCTTCCGCGAAGGCAATCACGCTCTCCGTGCTGTTGTTTTGCAGAATCCGCGCAATGGCTTCGCGTTGCGCCAAGCAAAGAAGCAGGACTCTGTCGAGAGCATTTCCGAAGTCGCACCAGACGCTTTTATGGTCAACGTGATTTATCACCGGTTCGTCCATCGCTCCTACCGCCATTACTTGCCTTCCTTTTCGATTTCATTGATCTTGTCGGTGAGGGCTTCGAGCACGTCCACGCGGTCTCCCCACTTGAGGTTCCGCCAGAACTGTTCGAGATCAGCCCAGTTCTCGGCCTGTAGGATGCTAAGAAGCCTGATTGCCTGAGCTTCGAGAATGTCGGCGTTCCGTTTGCAGCACGCGGCGAAGAACGGCACATTATGCGTGATTGCGTCATTGATGAACCAGATCGCCTTTTTCAGGTCTTCGACACCGTTCTTGTGCTGCCAGCGGAAGCAATACTGCACGGCTTGGCCCCAGTCGCTTGAGAGCAGTCGGCTGAGTTCGATGCATTCGAACGGGCCATCCTTGTAATGCGATGGATTGATATTGTCAGTCATTTGATTGCTCCTTTGTCGATGAATATTTGCCGTCTGTGGTGAGATACACGAGTCCATGCCAAGTCCGTACCGGCACTTCCAACTGGTCTTGAAACGATTTCACGCACCAGCCGTTCTCATAAGCGATAGTCGGATGCATGTGAACGAAACCATGACAGCCCGTCGTACCCGAACCGCAAAGCAGAATCAGATTCTGCACTTGATGCTTCTCAACCCTCGTGCATTGGCTACGGAGTTTCCGATGATGCCGGGAACCACCCACCGCATACAAGCTTCGGCCGCAACGCACGCAACGTCTCCCATCACGATCATCAACCATGCGGCACGTCTCCTTGGATGGATTGTCACTGCTCACTGGGGTTCTTCCTTCTGGTTTAGCTCATTGGCTTTTTTGACGGCTGACGCCATGTCGGTCACGTCATCCTGCGATTGGAGGTGCAAGGCTTTCAACGTGTGTTCGCAAGCCCAAGTGTGGACGTGTGGCTTCGACGGTGGGATACCACCCATTTGCGCCCGGTTCTCACACCAGCCACGCCATAGGCGTATCCAATCCCCCACGGTGCTGATTCTGGCATAGTGACGGACGGAGAAAGCGTTCCAAGCATCCTGTAAATCCAAGTTCGGGTAAGCGGTGCGCATCATGCTGTACGCCGCCGTCAACTCCGTGGAGTCTTGGAACATGGCAAGTGTCATTTCTTTGGAAGAAGAATAATATTCTTCTTCTTTCTTATCGGGTACGGGTACGGGTACGGGGCATGCGTTTGCCATCGGTTTGCCATCGTCTTGCCATGCGTTTGCCATAGGTTTGCCATGGCATTTGCCATCGGTTTGCCATGCGTTTGCCATAGCATTTGCCATCGGTTTGCCATTTTTGCCATTCTCAGGCTTCTTCCAACGACGGCTCGCACCCTTCTTGCCCGCTTCACTCCGCTTCCTGCGCTTGGCATCCACTTCGTCACCGTCCGGCTGATAGTCAGACCAATCATGGAACACGTATTCGTCCTTGTCGGCGTCATACTCCCACAAGCCCGCATCGCAGAGTTCCTGAACCGAATCATCGGAGCAGCGGAACATGGGAATCATGTTCGCTGGGACACGTCCTTTTGTCAGCTGTTGCGCGGCCCACGTGCCTGAACGAAGCCATAATGCGGTGGCGTCATTGGACAGCATCGCCGTCTTCGGATTCATACAGAACCCATCATCGACCTTGAACCACATCAGCCCAATTCTCCATTCCCGTAGATTTTCCAGATTGCTTCCTGCCTTGGTGTGGTGCAGGGCAGGCCGTCGAAGTTGAGGTTCGCCCATCCGCTTCCCACGTGTGGTTTCGCCATCGCGTCCAGGGCTTCAGCGATTTCAACCAAGTCCGGTTCCGGGTCAAGTTTCATCACAGTTCCTTTTGCAAATGATTTCCAAACCGGGCTGATACCGGTAGGTTGACTGGTTGCTGTAGTAGGCGTCCCAGTAGGCTCCGTAGTGTGGATTGTCGGCAGTGCTTTGGTATGGGACTGCTTTCCTGTCCTGGAGGAGTTGGACGATATGGCGTCCCTTGTCGGTCAGTCTGAGCGCATTGTCGGATACCAAGCCGCGCCGTCTGAGCGCCTGAATCCACAGCCACGGTTTCTGACCTGCGTGGGGTTCCGGCATTCGACCGGTACGCCATATGCTGACAAGCGCCTCATGCTGTTGGCTGCTCAAATGGATGCCGTTGACGTTGACTGCTGGAAGAATCATCGTCCACCTCCGAGCGGCAACCCACTGTTCAACATGCCCGCCAATTCACCCAACGTGAATCGGATGAACATTCGAGTGCCCGAGTCAACGCATTCCATAGACGGTTTGGCCGGTAGTAATGTCTCGAACTTGTCCCACACGCTCAGATTCGTGTAAGCGGGTTGAGACGCGATCCACTCACGCTCGTCCATCACGTCAGCATCGAACATGCCATCGGCTTGTATGACGAACGGATATTCAGAATCAATGTCACCAGCCAACAGTTCAGCCTTATCGAAGCATTTCACCATCGGCACGTTCGGATTGGCGAACGTCGAAACACTGATCGGCCGCCCCTTGTAGTACAGGTTCTCAACATGGTCGAGACGCTTATCGTCCAACGCCCAAGCCAAGTAATCCCAGACGCGCAGTTGGAACAGCATCTCACCGGTATTCAGGCTGGTTTCCGACATCGATTATCATCTCCTTCGTGTTTCTGACGAGACTTTCCAACCCGCCGTGAATGTCATGCAAGGGTTCTATATGGATTTCCGTATGCGGCTCATAAGGATTGCCGCCGTATGTCAACGGCATTCCCTGCCGACGTTTGACAAGCCGTTTCGCCCGTTGCCCCCATGCCATACGGTCGGGTTCCAGCATGGCGCACAACGTGAGTTTCACCTGCTGGTCATCCACGTAGGCCAAACCGTTCAACGCATCCTTGACGAGCTTTTCCAGATTGTCCAAATCCGGTTTCCCATGACGCCCCTTATAAAACATGAGAATCATCAGCACGTCCCCGTCCAATGGTTCGGCATGAGGGTAGAACATGTGGAATTGGTTCCGCACCAGTTCCTCAGCATCCCTCGTATGCTGAGGGGTCACAGCCCGATACCCGTAGAATCGTGGACGGCCCTTCGCGACGGGTTCGCCTGGAATGTCGAAATCATAGGTGGTCATAAGTCCCATATGCTCGCGTCTCCAATATCCTCCCAATAGTCTTCGGCTTCCGACTCGCATTCAGGACAAGTGGGGCCGTAATATTCGACCCCATGCTTGTCACACCATGCGGGTTCGGTCATCCCAGAGAGCGGAACCATCAGAACAGTGTCGCCTCTCCAAGCTTCTCTTCAAGATCGCGCATCAGATTCACCGACGCATCCCAATAGGAAGGCTTCAATTCAATGCTCATGCCCTTGCGGCCAAGTTTGATTGCCTCGTACACGGTCGAGCCGATGCCACCAAACGGGTCGAACACAAGCTCGCCCTTATTGCTCCACAAGCGGATGCACCGTTCGATGAAATCCAATTGCAGCGGGCAGATGTGGCGTTCATCGGTATCCTCACGGCCAAGACGCTCATTCAGCGTGTTGGTCTCTCGAATGTTCCACCAGACCGGCTGCGCCCAATCAATCCATTCCTCGTTGCTCACATCATTCTTGATCGGCACCTGATTGTCGCCAGGCTTGCGAAACATCAGCAGATAGTCAGCCAACGCGGGACGGCTCATACTGGAATCCTTGTTCTTCGTGACGAACATGAGGGCTTGGGCTTTCGTGCGAATCGCCTGAGCCTGTGGATTTTTGTTCACGGTGACTTCGCCGTGGAAAATCCAACCGTTCTCCACGTAAGCGCGGATTACATCACCACGGAAGTCGGTCAATCCAACCACGCCGTCAGCGGTCTTCGTGGTCACCACCTGCTGCACATGCACGCAAGCGATACGGCCCGGTTTCGTGACCCTCAACAGTTCGCGGATGATGTACCCGTAATTCTCGATGAACTCTTCACGGGAACTGTTATTGCCCAAGTCGCGGGTTGAATCGGAGTACACGTACAGGCTTGCGAACGGCGGGCTGCTCACACTCAGATCAACACTGTTGTCAGCCATTTCCGCCATGCGTTCGCACGAGTCGCCAAGCCATAGCGTCCAATCCTTACCTTTGGCTTCATCGGTCATATACATTTCCTCAACCATCATGCGGCCTTTCCGAAAGAGTTTGATTCATTCATCGTCTTTACCAGTTCGTCACTCAAATGAGTGGCCTGCTGTTCCTTGCGGGTGATGTTCTCCGCTATCTCGCGTTCCAAATCGGAAACCACCACATGCACGTCAACCACGCGCTTCTGTCCGAACCGATAGCAGCGGCGTATCGACTGGTAGTAGGATTCCCACGAATCGTTCAAACCGCAGAACGCCATGCGAGCGCAGTTCTGCCAGTTCAAACCGAACGATGCCATGGAACCCTTCGTAATCAGCACCGGAATGTTCCCATCAGCGAAGTCAAGGAACGCCTTGGCCTTGTCTTCCGGCGACATGGAGCCTTTCACATTCACACTGCCGGGGATAAGCCTGTTCAGCATGTCCGCCTCGTCGTTCAATCCAGCCCAGATAATCCACTGTTCGCCCGGTTCGCTGTTGACAAGATCGACGCAACGGTTCACACGGTCAACAAGCGTTTCCTTACGGACTCTCGCACGCCCGCCGACGCCACCAAGGTCAGCTGCGAACAATTGGCCTTCCGGGATGCTGCCGTGATAGGCGACAACATCAACGGTCTGATTCAATCCGGGCAACTCATATCCCGCATCATCACCGCCAATATCGGACGGCTTGCGCAATGCGATGGCCCATTGCGACATCCACCGCATCATCGGCTTAACCGCGTGACCTTTCAAACGCCAAATATTCCCGTCATGCACGAAATACGTGGCAAGCATCTTCACACGGGTGGCGTATCCAAGGAACTCGGCCTGATTGCATAGTTCCTCCGGGTCGTTCGGTGCCGGTGTGGCGGTACAGGCGAGACGGTATTTCGTATCCATGAACGTGTCGATCAGCATTTTGCGGGTCTTGCCGTCCGACTGTTTCAGAATCGAAGCCTCGTCCAACACGACCGCATCGAACTTCGACACGTCGAGTTTCGGCACACGCTCATAGTTCGTGATGTTGAATCCGTCAGAGACTTCCGACTGGTCATGCACATAACGCACTTCCATGCCGATTGCGGCGCCTTCGCGGATGGTTTGCTGGCATACGGCCAACGGCGCTAGAATAAGCCCCGTCCCATGTCCGGCGCAGACCTGACGCAACCATTCGAGTTGCATTCTGGTCTTACCAAGACCCGTATCGGCCCATACGGCTGCACGTCCTACTTTGCAAGCCCATGTGACGATACGTTTCTGCCAGTCGAACAGGGATGGGTGGAGCTGCTGCGAGCTAACGGTGATGCCAGTCTCCTGCTCGCGCAGCTCCTTTCTTTTCAGAAACTCCCTGTATGGAATGATGTTTGCCATGTTGGTTCCTTTTAGTCTGGATTAGAACTCGTCCGTGTTGCCGCCGAAATTGCCGAAGTCGGAAGGCTGATTATTGTTCGACGCCCAAGGGTCTCCACCCAACTGTTGAGACTGTGCGGGCTGCTGACCGGTGTTCGATGGGTTCACGCCATACTGCGGCTGCTGGTTCCCCGCGAAACCGCCCTGCTGCTGTCCGCCCGCGAAACCGCTGCCGCCGCCCTGATAGCCGCCGCCATTGCCGTGCTGCACGCGATGCACCTGAGCCGTCGCATAACGCAGGGACGGGCCGATTTCATCCACCTGCAATTCGATGACCGTGCGGTTGGAACCATCATTCGCCTGATAGGAACGCTGCTGCAGTCGGCCCTGCGCGATCACACGCATGCCCTTCGCAAGGCTCTGCGCGCAATGAGTGGCGAGGTCACGCCACGCGGAACAGCGCATGAACAAAGCCTGACCGTCTTCGAACTGGTTCGTGCTGCGGTTCCAGGTGCGCGGGGTGCTGGCGATCGTGAACGATGCGACCTGCGCTCCAGCGGACGTCGTGCGCAATTCCGGCTCGTCGGTCAGATTGCCAATGATCGTGATAACGGTTTCTCCAGCCATTATTTAGTCTCCTTTACATTGAATCGACGTTTGAACTCCGACTGCGCCAAATCGAACGCATCACGCTGTCCGATCCGATAAGATGGACAGCCGATACCGGTCGGCTTGTCGTAAATGTCGTATTCTCGGTTCAGCCAGTCGAAATAGTCTTGAATCTTCTGCTGCAAGTCAGCCATCAGTGCTTCTCCACCTTCACTTCATAAACTTCGGCATCGAAGTAGTTGACAATCATGTTGGCGATATCCATTGCTGCATTCTTAAGCTGGATAGCCTCTTCCTTGTCTTCGGCTTCGATGATGAAAGTACCTGATTGGTGGTTGTAATTGAGCCTCATTTCACATCTCCCCTGTTCGCCATGTTCCTCGCCTGTGCATTGGCTTGCGCCGTCTGCTTCTGATGCATCTCGTACACGTTTATGAACCGTTTCGCCTGAGTCTCGGTAAGCCTGTCAAGCGACATCCTCCGATTACCCAAAGCGTTGCGAATGAGTTCGTCGGCTGAATCCTTGTCGCTGATGCCGGAAATATCCAGAATCTCGTCCACACGCTTCTTCGTCGCATCCGACATCATCGGAACATCCAAGCCGATTCCACTCGTCTGACCATCATCATCAGTGTCAGCCAAACCGAACGCGGCGCGAACCGAATACTTGATCGCATACGTGGTGGCCTTGCCTAGCCGTTGCATAATCTCTTCGGGCTGCTTGAGCTTGCCGTCCTTGCCGATTCGTTCCGTCGCAACGCCCACGATGATCGGGAACGGAGCTTCCGGCTCACTCCACTCCTTCTCGCCTATCTTCCGATACTTGGTCTTGACGAACCCGAACATGAGTCCCAGCTTGGTTTCCTTCGGCTCAGGCCACATGTCCAACACGGGATGGGATTCCATCTTCAACTCGTTGTTGATGTAGTTGTACGTCGTAGCCAGATCCGTGTACTGGTATCCGTAGCCTTGACGGTTCTTTTTGATAACGGAGTTGCCACGTGTCAGTTCTGCCATTGGTCAATCCTTTCTTCCTCGTCCAACAGCTGCCAATCATCGAATTGGATTTGCTCAGGTTCAGGCGCGTAATTGCTGTCAAGCATCACGTCCAACCAGCCATGCTCCTTCCACCACTTCAAATCACCCAATGCAAGGTCGATTTTCTTGTTGGCGATTTCAGTGATTTCAGGTTGCAGTTCGTCTAAAAACCATCGTTTCGTGTTATACGGCGGCTTGGTCTGCTGGAACCAGAACACGAATCTGAGCGGCCTATGCGTGCCGGTTATCAGCCTGTACAAGCGCATGTAGAACGCGGCCTGAATGTGGTAGCCGAAATTCTGCACGTCCCTTGCCACGGCTTTACGGTTGAACAGTTTCTCCGTGCTCATGCCAGTGGTCTTATAGTCCACAATCCAGTACGTGCCGTCATCGTCGGGGCCTTCCGGCAGCCAGTCGGCCTTGCCTTTCAACTGCAATCCAGTGGTCGGGTCAATGGCGAACATGGCGATTTCAGGCTTGCCCCCATACATGGCTTTCATGTCGGGCGCGTTTCCCAACATGTCATCGAGACGCTGCCTGTCCTTCTTGGAAACGAACTCGATATCGTCCGCATCATGCTCTTCCAGCATCTGCTGGTATGCGGCTTTGCCTGCATTGGTGCGCATGTCCGGCTTGATCGCGACCAGTGGGCCACTTCCAAGCACGAGACTGTGAGCGCACTTGCCGAATATGAGAGAATCCGTGACTTCCCTCTCGTGGGTTTGGAAGTAGGCGAAGTCTCTAGGTGACTTCATGAGGTTCTTCAACGCGCTCTGGTCGATTGCCGGATGTGCGAAATACTCCTTGTCCGGCATGTCAACCATGCTGGGAAATTTCACTTCCGTCATACTTCCGCCACACTCCGTTCCAGAATGTGGGCATTATTCCGGTAACGCCACTTCCTATAACCCTGTTCGACAAGCGGGAACAACGAGCGGGCGTAAATGGCGGCACCATTACTGCTCTCTTCCAACAAGTCTCCCTTACCGGCATTCAGAATCGTGTTCTTCACGACTTGGCCCAGTCCGGTGAGGCTACGCTTGGCGTCTTCTGGATGCTGTTGGGTCATGTATTCACTGAGCGTGATACGGTAATCCGGTTCGATTGGATGCCAGTCCGACACGTCCAATGGCTCCGGAATGGTGTCTTCCACCAGCCGGTAGGTTCGTCCGAACAAGCTGATCTCGTCCGGCACTTTCGTGTAGGTTTCGCCATTCACGTTGATGGTGTCCATGAGAGTTTTCCTTTCTGTGATTGCGTGCTGGTGGATGGAGTCGAACCATCTGACCGCCGATGAACCGAACGGCTGAGATAGCAGCGGCCACGTTCCTTGCACCAGCAGTGGTTGACGGGAGAGAGTGTGTATGTAAGCGCCTAGAGAAATCGACTTTGGAACATGATTTTTTTAGGCTCCCCCGTCAACCGGGTTTTCAATTATGATGGGCCGTCTCTCGACGGCTTCGGACGTGGGCGGGAGTCGAACCCGCGACCCGTAGGGGAAGAAGAACCAGAGACCCCGAGTCATCCAATCCACGTCAAATCCCCAGTCCGGCAATCGCACTAACCGGTGGGGACAGTGGCCGCAACAGGAGTCGAACCTGTTAGGATTCACGCCAATGAATGATGCAAAACCGTTGGAACCCGACCTGAACGGGTTCACGGCCAACATCACGGCAACAGGAAATGTCAAAACCTGAATGCGAGATGGATAAGGTGATTCATGAGTTGTCAAACTTAAGGAGTCCGGCATGAATCCCACAACCATGTGCGGCCAATGCGCCTACGTGATTTGCTGCGCGGTATTGAGTTCGTAGGCGCGTGGATAATATCTGTTTTCAGTTATGGTCCCCACTGGCCGACGAATGAGTGAACGTGGGTATCCTGCGGAACAACCCGATTTTTGGTTGTTTGTTTGGACTGTCAGCCAGCGGGAAGTCTTTAGTCGCGTGGCGCGAATCTGACGATCAGCCACAATGCGGTGGCGATGTACACGCCTTCCACCATGAGCGCGGCGGTGGTGCTGCCGCCATGCCAGGTGAGCATGAGTGTGGATGTGACGATGAGGGCGACCACCGCGAGGGCGAATTTGATGCGGCGGCGCGGGTAGTTCGGCTTCTGCCGCTTCTTCATTGCTTGCATGTCTTCAAGCCAGTAATCATGGTCAGTCATCGTTACCGTCTCCCGTGTTCACTCGCTTTAACGGGAAAGCTTCAGGCGGGAGCGTTTCGCAGACAGTCGGCCACTTCACATACGGTCTATTGCCATTCCAGATGGGATTAGCCGAGTCATCCCATGTGCGCGCCGACCAGTCATCATCGATGTCCTTATGCAGGAGCAGACCATCATTCGCGGTGACATAGAAGCCCCGCTCCTTCGGCTCTTCGGGCAGTGGCTTTTCATACACTTTGACGAGTGATGCGACCTGTGCGACCAGACCGCGCACGGTATTCCAATCGTCTCCGTCGCTTGCGGTCTTCAACTTATCGAAAAGCTGGTCAAGCTTCACCAAAACACTGTCATTCATTCCAATCAAATCCTTTCGTCGGTTCCAAGCCTGTCGGCCTGAAACAATTCCTCCCATGCGTCAGAAACGTTTCCGCAAGCCCACAGGAAACAAGCTTGCGCAAACTTCTGTAGACAACGCTCTGAGCCAATTGCAGGTCTTCCGCGATCTTGTACGAACTGGTACTGAAACCGGTCTCATACTTCATGCGAAGCGACTCGTACACTCGCTGCAATACCGGCTTATCCCGCTGATAGTCACGTTTGGTCTTATGTCTGACCCGTTCAATCCAACCCGCGTTGGCGGCGAGCATGGCATCCAAGTCGATGCCCGTCTGGACGCTCCACGCGACATCAGGCTGAGCGCCGGTCATTCCGAAACCTCCCGTGAACTCTCGCACACCTGGTCGTAACGGTCGAGAAGCTTCGACTTCTTGTACGTGACGGTCTTGCCGCCCTGATAGTCGGCGCACACCCTGTACAGTTTGTCGAACTTGTCCGCTCCAAGCTTGAGATACCTGGCAGCTTCCTGCCTGTCGAAAATCTCCTCTTCGACAACAACCTTCCTGTCTGTCAAAACCTGCTCCTATCTTGATTGGCCGTGAACGTCAGCGGCCCATTGGATGAACGCGCCTAGTTTCGATTCGGGAACCTCATACAACGTGCTCGTCTTGAGTCCATCTTTTTCGACGATTGACCCGCCTTTCCGATCGTTGATACGGAAGACGCAGTGCCCACCCTCGTCAAGAACGAACTCATGCGGTGGCGCCGGAGGATTCAACAACGTCATGCCGCCACCTCCGCGTCAAGCACTCGCTCGAAACTTTGTTCGGACAACCGCTGGTGGATAAGCGCCAATCCCTTGCGTGTCAGCTTCGGGGTTGGCGGATAGGCGAATGGCGTGCCATCCTTGTGGATTCCGTGGGAACGGGAGGACACCATGACCATATGGCCTTGCCTCACGCGACTTGACGCCGCGCACCACGACTGGTTAGGCTGCCGGTAAATCCAACCGTTATCCACAAGCCATTGGCGCAGCTCATGCTCACCGATCTGAATGTTGGAATCGTTGCTTAGGAGTTTCGCCGCGTCACGGACAAGCAGAGCATCGGGAACGTTCGTGAAGTCATCCAACGCCTTGGCTTTCGGCTCCAGTTCCTTGACCTTCTCCTGCTCCTCCTTCAGCTTGGTGGCGAGCTGGATCAGGAAGTCCGGGCTGGTGAGCGCCTTGTCTAGAGTCTGCTGGGTCATGTATGCGCCATGCTTGCGAATGGACGGCAGCACCTCATGCGTCACCCAGCGTTGAAACTCCTTCGCTTCCGGCTTACGCGAGCGCATGACCAGACGATACAGGCCAGGCTCGCTGATGATGTACGCCTGTCTCTTATACACATCTCCGA